ATTTTTTTTGCAATTTCTTTTTCAGTTCCAAATCTTCCGGACTCTCTACATATATAAAGATGTCTTTCGGCTGCATATCCAAAAGCAGACAAAGATTATTAATGCTCTTTGCATTTATATTTGTGTCCTCACGTTTTATTTTTTTGAGCGTTTCTTGACTTAACAATCCGCTTGTTTTAGCCATGTAGGAGTTAAAGCCGATGCGCTCCAACGCGTCCCCTACATCAAATCTGTATTTTAGCATTGCGTACCTTCCTTTCTATATAGATTTTCTTAAATCAATCATACTTTTCCTATCTGGAAAAGTCAAGAAAAATATTTCTAAAAAAAGTGATATTTACTATTGACTGTCACTAAATTTAGTGATATGATACAAGCATCAAATGAAGCACAGAAAGCGAGGAAAACAACATGGAAAAGAAATACAGACTTGTAACAGAAACAGGGCGCGTTCTTCTTGGCGGCGAGACATACAGCCACAACGCAGCCGAAAGATGGTTTGATGATTTCAATGGAATTTATGAAGATGACGAAACCGGATCAGAAGAAAGAATATATATAGAGGAGGTATAGAACATGGCAGAATACTATATTACTTATAACGACTATTTCGGATTTTGTGTTGTCGAAAAAATCAACGGAAACGGCAAAATCGTATTTACCGGATCAATCGAGGATTGCAACCGGAAATGCATTGAATTAAATAGTCAGCAATAGCCGAAACGCTCCGATCTGGAGCGTCAGCCGTGGGATGGTCGCCCGGCTCTGATGATGGCAGACCGCACAATGAAAGGATGGTTGATATTATGAGAAAAGAAACAGCACAGGAAAAAGAAAAAAGAATGTTTAATTTGTACAAAAAAGACCTTGAAAAACTCGGAAACGAATATATACGTTTTAACGTTATAGAATACGTTTGTAGTTTTCCTAAAATAAACCCTTACAAGATGGCGAAATCATTGAAAGACAGCGGTTATAATATTGTTTATGATGATTCCAGCATAACCAAGGAAGAGAACGAAAAGAAAAGGCGAAAAGTTGAAAAGATCGCATAATTAGCAAGGCCGGCTTTTCCGGGGTTCGATTCCCCGGCTTGCTTTTACCGGAATAACCGGGAAATTTTGAAAATATGGAGGAATTATGGTCATGGAAAAGCTGAAAAGATTACAGAAAAAGTTGTCTGCATCTGGATATAATGCAGAATTTATCACGGTTTACAACCGCAACGGATCCGGTGAAAACGTTCCGGCATTGCGTATAATCACAGACTATGAAGGACAGTACCCGCCGAAAGAGACATACGCGGCTATAAGTGATATTAAAAAGCTATGTAAAAATCATGTAACAGAATGCCGCGGATTTTATACCGCCATATTTATTTATTAACCAACCGCCGCAGAGAATGCGCGCAGGATCACTACCGGCGGCGGTTTTTACTCAAAAATGAGCAAATAAAAGGAAAGAGGTATAAGAAATGGAAGAAAGATATATTTTGCACACGGGAAAAGGTGTGCAGATCGTAACAGAATCGCAAGCAATTAACAACGCGCTAGATCAAGAAAAAAGCGGCGTTATTCCGCGTTACTCATTCCGGGATTATAAGACCGGGGAAAAACTTACACCGCCCGGATGGATTGTATGGTCAACTTTTGCGGACGGTTGCGGCGTTGTGTACCGCAGATCTGACGGAAAAGTGATTATAACAACAGGATTTCAAGGGGATTTTGTTGTAATTTAAGGCGGTACCATTCCGCCTTTTTCGCGTGCTTGGTGCATCCGTTCCGGTTCGATTCCGGGAGCGCGGGCTACATGGAAATCGGTTTCCATGCGCAAATTGACAAATAAACACAATATAAGGAGGTGTGAAAGATGGGGAAATATGAGTATATCGGCAAAAGGGAAATCATGCGCCGGGTGGATGCTCTTGGCTATCCTGTGGAATCCGGCAAAATGTGCGGCTATTCCAAATTTGAGGGCGTGGAATGGGTGGAGTCTGCAAAAATCAAAATAACCGCCCAACGTGGCGGCGATTGGTTACAGATCACGCAAAGGACGGAAAACATAACACACACTTACAGCCGGTACGATGGGAAAAGCTATCTTGACAAGTGGTAAAATGCGGTTTATGCTAGACTATAACTATAGCCGGGCAGGCGTCTTCTGGCGTTTGCCTGTGATCGGCAATATCATCAAATATCATCAATGAATTATCTATATATGGCATAGCATATAGTGTATTTGTGTTATTTGCGGGATATCGCAGATAATTGCATGTTTGTTACACGTTTTTGAGAATCCGTGAAAATGGAATCTTGACCCCAAAAACGCTACCCCAGGGGGGTACAAAAAAATTACGAAATATTTTTTGGCGCGCGGAGAAAATTTTCTTTCATCAAAAACCCGCCAGTTAGGCGGGTTTTCTTATTTCTTCTCTTTCATTACAATTTCTAAATCAAGCCCCAATGCATCCGCAATCTGCCGCATTTCCTTTTCTGAAAAGTTGTCACGTTTCATTTTTGCTGATAGGTTCTGTTGAGTTGTCCCTATCTTTGTGGCTAACTCTTTAGCTGTCATTTCTTTTTCAACCAATGTTAATCTTAATAATTTGGTAAACATCATACGCCTCCTTTCTTATACAAGAAACAGAATACAACAAATAAAACAATAAATCAACTAAAATATTGTTGACAACAAATAAACTGTTGTTTATAATACAACTATGAGGTTGTTCAAAACAAACATAATGTTGTTTTTCAGAAAGGAGAATAAGCATGAACCAAATAGAACAAACCATCACCACTTTAGAGATTGCAGAAATGATGGGAATGCGTCACGACAGAGTTTTAAGAAAATTGGAAGGACAGGATGTAAAGGGAAAACATACTGAAGGAATCATTGAAATTTTGACTCACCACAATTTAGGTGCGAGTGATTATTTCATTCCATCTACCTACAAAGATGAATCCGGAAAAGAAAACAAGTGCTACAAAGTAACCAAGTTAGGATGTGATTTTCTTGCGAACAAATTCAACGGAGAAAAAGGCATCGTATTTACTGCCCGATACGTGAAACGTTTTGCCGACATGGAGAAAGCCATAAAGAAACCACAGGTGGCATTGCCGAAAAAAGATGACCTATTTGCAGATTGTTACATTTCAAAACAGCAATTGGGCGCATCACGCGGAGCGTGGTTCAGAAAAAATAATTGGAAATTAAAAATTATCATGGAACAGTTTGGGTGGACGAGAAAATTTTTATATCACAAGATTCTCGTGGAGCTATCTGACATTTACGACTTAGAACTTGAAGAAAAGTTCTATGTGCAGAGGTTTGGCTATAGACCAGAGTACAAATTGGATTTGTTGGATGGCAGTAAAAGCCTTGCCAGACTTGCGACAGGATATATCAACTATTTATTAACAGAAGAAGGAGACTACTAAAATGGATGAATTTATTAAAATTGTATGTTCAAGTCAGCTTGACGATGAAACCGGAAATGCCTTTGTTGAATACTTCTCACCCTTAACAGAGAAGCTAAAAGGGTTATTAAGTGAAAATTTATATTCAGAGTTCGAGGAACTGCTTTTTAGTTGCTGTGCAAAGAATAATGATTTTTACATGACGGAAGGCGCGAAACTCGCTATAGAAATAATGAAAGGTTCTTACATTCCGAAAGTCTGACACAATTCCGGCGGCGATTCAAACCGCCGGATTTATTTTTGCCCTAGCGAAACGATGTTTTCTTTCGTAAAAATCAAAGACCGCGCCGCATAGTCGCTTTTGCTTAACTCTTCTATCAGCCTTTCCCTAGTCATTTCCGGATTCGTCCGGTGCACGTACTGTAAGAGTTCTGAAATTTTATCCATTATGCAACCTCCATAAGTTCAATCAATAGTCTGTCTGCTATTTCAAATACTTCTCTTCCGTATGTAGCCAAGAAGTCTGCTAAAATTTCCTCTGTGTCAATATCCATGTATACATTATACGAAAGACAGAACGCATGACACAATTCGTGGCATAACACACGGTCAAGGAATCTTCCGCGTAGATCATCCGCAAGATATATCGTTTTCGTGTCCCTGTCGGTCATTCCTACCGTTCTGCTTCCATCACTTCTCTGTAGCATATCGCTGTAACGCGATACTTTGACCAAATTCCACATTTCGTTGTTTATTGTGAACAATTTACCACCTCGCAAACAAAGAGGGCAAAATGCCCTCTCTATTACATTTTCGTGACAAGCGTAGTCAGCTTTGTCTTGGTTAACTGTTTCTCTTCTGGGGACATACCGGAAAACAGTTCGGTCACATCTTCCGAAAGAGATTTCATGTACTTTTCGAGTTCTTTCATCTTTGCGTCCTTATCTTCCGGTGAATTTCCGTTATGCATTTCCTTTGTCTCCATGTAACTTCTCCGACTCATACCGGCTCTGCCCTCTCTTGCATCGTGAGTACCGGTACTCATGCCATTATTTCCGCTCATAGGCTCTGAATAATACATCTTTCCCATACTCATTCTGTCAAGGTCTCTCATTCGGTCGTATTCCGGCATTCTCTCCCATTCGTGGTAATCTTCCGGCATCTGATGATAATATGGCGGTTCTACATATCCTCTGCGTGTTCCGCGCCCTTTCGGTGCGAATCTTCCATTTGAGTACCGGTACTCATTATAGTATCTTCTTCCCGGATAATCCCCAAATTCTTCCACCATGCGCATGATTTCTTCATCTTCAGACTTTTTCATGGCTTCAACAATGTTATAGTCTTTGTCAAAGCATACGATATTCTTTGCAATCTCCGTCCAATCCTTGAGATCATCAAGGTTTTGACCCTCAAAATTCTCAATTCCAATGCCGTCGACGTGGGCTTTCACGCAATCCATAATCTGTTTAGCAAACTTATGCATAATATCAAGCCTCCCTTACTGCAATCAAATTACTGTTCTGAACCTCGATAGACTGAGTGGATGTATTCTGCACGGCTACGGTACTGCAACAACCGCAAGGCACATCAACGTATGCCTGCGCTGATACATTAAAGAAATTTTGTACTGCTGCCGGAGTAACTATCATTCGTGTTGACTGTAAAGGCTCTCCGTCTACTGCAATGGCAAGTGATATAGCTCCAACTGTACCGCCTGTAGGTATCTGAATGTTGCCGGAATACGACACAAGGAATCTAGCTTTGCACTGATTTGTGATACCTCTTAACTTGATAATTCCGCTTCCCTGTCTGTGTACGATACATTTTGTTCCGTTCACTGCTGTTTCTGTAAATGCAACATCTTCTCCAGCGGCAACGGTTTGTAATGCAATTCCTGTTACTTCCATTATTTTTACCTCTCTTTCACAAAAATAAGGGCAAACATTATAGTCTGCCCTTTGATTATAAGTAATACTGCATAGCAGACATGATTGAGTTAAACTCAATTAAGATACTCAATTATTTAGTTTTAGCAGCCACATCCGGTGTTGCATCCGCATCCATATGCATAAGCATTTGGATTAGGTACAACATATGCAGGGATAGCAGCCGGATTTACTGCATTGATAATCTGCTGTGTCTGAGCTGCCATCTGAGTTGTAAGTAATGCGCTCTGACGATCCTGTGAAGCCGCTCTGCGAAGGTCGCTATTCTCTGCCTGTAAGCTAGAAATTTTCTCATTGCAGAGATAATCAAGAATAGCGCGTGTTCCTGCATTCTGACTGTCGATAATGTCTCTCGTGTTGCTGTTCATGGTGTTCTGCAAAGCGCAAGTGTTAGTTGCCATGTTGTAGTTTACGCCTTGGATAGCTTCTCTTGTTTCACAGCAGCAGTTTGCAAGCTGTGACTGTAATGCGTTTGTATTCTGCATATTAGCGACTGTATCAGCATTGATAGCCTGCTGAATGCCGAACCCGGTCTGCAAAATGTTTGTGTTGATGCCATTCATGCCGGTTTGCACTGCATAGAATCCGTCACAAAGTCCGTTTGTAATGCCGTCAAGTTTTGACACAACCGCCTGATTATCAAATCCGCGCTGGATTTCGCTTCCGACACCACCATTCATTCCGTTTCCTCCGAATCCGTTACCGAATCCACCCCATCCGAAGATAGCGAAGATAACGATAATGAACCATAACCATGAGCCTTCTGCGCCCCATCCGTTGTTATTTCCGTTTCCGTCAATGTTCGCGACAAGCGGAACGGATGCACAATTACCTGTGTTAAACATAGAATTTACCTCCATAATTCATTTTTTATATACATAATCTTGCAAGAATTAGTATCACATTCCTAATTGGCTTTTAAACGACTCAAAAGCCTTATCTGCGTCAATTCCCTTTTCTTTGCACAAATTCCTAGCCATCTGCTCGATGCCCTTGGAATCTCCCTTCTGCGCCATCTGCATAGCGTTGCGCGCCATAGGGTTGCTCATTACGCTGTTATTCCCCATCATTTGTTGTAAAAACTGCTGTGGGTTTCTCATTCCCTGTAACATCTGCATAGGATTCATTAAGACTCACTCTCCTTTTGTGTTCGTGAAGATTTTCTTTGCGTTTGCGAAGATAACTTATCTTCCAACTCTTCCATCTTTCCAAACAAGCAATCCAATTTGTCAGTAATAGCCTTTGTAGCATCGTCAGATAGCCCTATTTCGATTTTTTTATCATCACTCAAAGAATCTGCCATCTGCTCATTAAAAGGCTTGTAAACGGTCTTTCTGATTGTTCCATTGGCATCCCATTGTTTTGCTACGATTGCGCTCATATCCTGCATTGGGAAAAACGCAACACTTCCGTCCATCGGTACATCATTTGCCATGATTGCTGATTCCGACTGTACTACTTTTCCTTGGATTCCAAGAAATTGCGGTTGCATCTGCGGAATCTGTGGCTCTGGTTGTTGAAACCTCTGCATTGGGTTGTACTGATATGCGGCATAGCTTGGGTTTGGGTTAAATGCCATATTCTGATTTTGCATCTGATACATTCTCTTCCTCCAATACTTCCTTGATTGCGTGAATCATTGCTGATTGGTACACGAGCGGAACCTTTGACACATCTTCTCTTGTTAAGATTTTTTCAAGAATTTCATCCGTAAATAACATTCCGCATCCCTCCTATGCTTATATTTTTGCATAAAAAAATACGGTTCTTCCGCAAAAAATAAGCAGAAAAACCGCATAAAAAAAGAACGCCCAAAGCGTTCCGAGTCTACCATTTTCAAAAAAGAATCTATAGCACTTGTGCATACTCCTTTCTTTTGTGTTCAGTTTTTGAGTACCATTTTGAGTACCAAAGTTTTTAAGACGCCGCAAACACAGTGTTTATGCGACTTTTAAAACAGTCCGTACGGGAATCGAACCCTAAAGTAATTGTCTTGAAATGGCTTAAAATAGCCATTCTTTCAATTTTTCTTTGAGTACCTTTGAGTACTAGGGACTCATAATGCTTCTATTAAGTCAAGTTCCTGTCTCTTTTCCTCAATTCCTGTGCGGTCAAAATAATAATGATCTTTTGTGCAACTAATGTCTGTATGCCCCATAGTATCAAGAATTGTGGACTCTTTCACTTTTCCGTCAAGAAGAATGCTTCCGTATGTCTTCCGAATTTTGTGCGGAGATTTCACTTTCATTCGAAGTTCATGTTCGCATATGTACCGCAAACGTTCACGAAAATTGTAGGATTTCAAACGTTCTCCGTCTCTCTCGAATAGATATTCCCCGAAGGGATTTCTCTTTCGTACTTCATCAAGAATCCATTTGTACTTATCTGGCAATATGGCAAATCGCAATCCGGCTTCTGATTTCGGAAAATCTTTAACCTCATAGTGAAAACCATCATCATCACGATAGCGTGTTTCTGTAGAATTGATTGCAACCGTGTAATTTTCAACATCTTTCCGCTTTAATGCCGACAATTCCCCGACACGGACTCCTGTCTTAAACATGAATAGCAATCCAAGGTTTACGATATCCAAGTGATTCCTTAAGTACATCTCCATGCGTTCCTTTTCATCCGGCATATATACTTGGTCTTTTGCCTGCCGGACTACGTGCTTAAACGCTTTTGGCGATATATCCATGTCTTTCAGCGTGTATGTAATGGAAAACTTAACATACTTCTTCCGCTTGGCATACTTGAAAATTCCATAGATTAGCGTCCGGAAGTTTGAGAACGCCTTGGAAGTCATGTTGAAATCATGGATGCTATTTCGTATGAACGTTTCAAGGTCGCATTCGTCTACACTTTTGATTCTCTTATCCTTGATACCATCAAAGTATCTCTGAAAGTCCATTAAGTATCTGTCATAGGTTGCCCTGCTAATTTCTTCAAGTTCCAGCTTTTGTGAAATCCAACGGTTGAAGATTTCCTCTATCGTGGGGTCATCCTCTTTCTCTTTCCAATAATCAATGATTTTCTGCTCGACCGCTTCTCTGCGCTTTGCCTTGATTTTGCGTCTGCCTTTTACTTCGTCCGGCAGATATGAGTACCAGTTCTCATCCTTTCCTTGATAGATTTTATAAGGGTTTTTGTTGAGTAATTTTTCTCTCTTTTGCATAGTGACTTGTTTCTGCACAAGTGCTATGTCGAGAATACCACTATCAACGGCATATTTCAACAGTTCTTTTTCATCCAATCAAATACCCCCGTTCTTTCTATTTTGTCTTTTATATCTCTCACTCTGTACTCTATCGTTCTTAGAGATAGATTTTCTTTTGTGGATATTTGCTTTTGTGAAAAACCACGGCAGAGAAGAGAGAAAATTCTCTCCTCTTCTTCCGTGAAATTGGCATTTTCTTTAATGTATTCAAGTTCTGGCTTAATGAATTTTGTAAATTTCATAAGCCATTTCTCCTTATTTTATTTGTTGATATTTATATGTTTTCAATATTAAAAACATAATAATAATTGATAAAATCTATAAAACTATTGCTGACTCCATATTTCCTTATCAAGAATATATTGTCTGATAAATCTATCTGCGTACTGTGGGTGTATCATTGACCTTGCTGTTTTTTTATCTATACCCAAGGGGTTTTTATTTGTAATATATTGTATTGGCGGCATACTTTCTACTTGTTCCAACGGTTCAAAAACAAGATTGTTTTTAGGATTTAATCCAATAAACCAATACTGAGTGGGCTTCTTGTAATAATCCCCATTCTGTGTCCTATCCCTGTCAATTACACTTGGCTTCAAGCACCAGAAGTTTGTAAGGTAATGTAATCCACTTGTATTCAATGGATTTTCAATTACAATTTGCAAATGACCTCGCTGACAAATTATCACTAATTTATTCAGCTTTTCATAAAACAAATCAAGTTCCTTATGCCGTTTCATTGCCAATTCACATTTTTGCTCAATAGTGTAATTCCTGTACTGATAAGCCGTGCAAGCCAGATGCCTCAATCCCTGGTCTGAAAAATAAGTGCAAGGGAAAAATGCAAATATCAAATCATCAGGGCTTATCTTATCAAACAAACTCGGCTCACCTTGATACCCCCTATCAATTTCTTCGAAAATGTCAGTAACATAGTCGGTTTCGTTAAATTCATTCTGAATATCATAGTCGTAGGCTTCAATTCCATACTTCTTGAAAGCATTCTTGAATGTTCCTGACTGTTCAAATAAACAATGTACTATCATTCTAAATCTACCAAAAGGAAACCTCGGTTTTATGTGCGCACAACCTATTCCTTTCTTTGATTTTTAGTTAGTTATCTTCTTTTTTCTTAAAATCCTCACAAGACACATCAAGCAAGCAACCGCATTTTTCGGTTTCCATTCCTCCCCAATATGTCTTATATCTGTAAGAGTTTTCGCATTTAAAGCAGAAATCCTTGCCGTTATTTATCTTGCAACTTGTCTTTTTATCTTCCATCATTTTTCCTTTCGTTCATCTTTTTCAGTTCTCGGCTGATATCTTTTAGGTCGTCATCAATATTAACCAGCCGACCCCATATAAATATGGTTGATAACGCAAGCAAAACTCCCATTTCTACACATCCTCTCTTTCTGCTAGCTTTGCCATTTCCCAATCGATTATATTGTCACTCCCGTATGCACTCCAAGATGCTGCTCCGTATCCCCATGCGTACACTATTCCGTTCTCGTATTTTGCAAAATGTCTTTTTCTCCACGCTTCTTCTTCGCTATCTCTTACCAAAATCGGCGTATCGACTGCAACCTTACTCCAATCAACAGGCGGCTCAACATATTCTGAATCTAACCATTCCAGCATTTTATGTTTACATGAATAATTAGAAATATAGAATCCGCACTCTGAACATCTCATCTCTGCGCATGGAACAGGCTCGCCATCTTTGAGTGCAAGTTTACTTACTGTAATATCAATGATTTTATCCGCATATTTTTCTTTATTCGTCATATTAAACCTCCAAATCACATACAAACTTAATCTCATCCGCCAAACTCTGCGCTATCATCGGCACCGTCAACTGAAACTGCTTGTAATTATCCAGTGTGTCAATGTAGTCGATGAATTTTTCCAAGAAATATTGCAACTGTTTCGCTGTTATCTTAAACTCCTTTTTCAGAATCGTAAGTGTCAGCGCAAAATAGTTAAACAAAGATGCGCTGGAAAGCCTGTATGCTTCACGCTCGATGCAGAAACCTTTCTTTGCATACAGGTTCATTAACTGTCTCTGTGGAATTTTCCCGACTTCCTCTTTGATGTCGATTTCGTATTTACTTTTCAGATAAACAGACAAGTCCTTTCCGGTATTTCCACCGGATGCTGCTTCATCTAAGTAAGATTTCAAAAAATCCTGCAACCGGATGATTCTTGCCTGTCCGAACCCGAATTTGTCATGCAGAATGATGTAACCGATTACAACGAAATCTTTGTATGATTTTGATATAACCTTATCAGCATTTCTCTTTTCAAAATCATTTCTCCCGATAATCCGCATTTCCTGTTTTGTGTAAAATGTTGGCTTTTTATTCCGTCTCAACGCATTGCTCATTTCTTTGATTTCTCCTTTCTGTATGTGATTTCCAACCATGCAAAATGACTCAATACAAGCTGTCTTGCACGTTCTTCAATCTCCATGCCCTTGTATTTGTTTATCAATGATTCTCCGGATTTTACAACTTCATCCCACCAAGAATCAGCGTTGTCCGGTGAATAGTATTTCTGAATGAATTGCCAATAATCCATAAATACTTGCCATTCTTCTGAACCCTTTTCGATTTTTGCACTTGCCATAGCTGCTACCTCTAAAACGGACAATAGCCATTGTATGGCTTGAATCCGTCCCCACGTTCTTTCTTTTTTATTTCCGCAACAACATCATTGAATGGTTTTTCGATTTCAACAAATTTCATGTGATCTCCATCAAACTCCATTGCTTCACGCATTGTCATTCCCTGTCTGTTCTTCTCGATTTTTACACCCTTGGCTCCCTTGTCATTGTCTGACAGATTCCACAGCATAATTATGTTTGACGCATCCTGTTCGATTGCTCCGGATTCCCTCAACTCTGCCATGGTAGGCTCTTTTGTATCTCTGCTTTCAGATGCTCTTGTTATCTGCGAAAGTGCTATTACATGTGTATTTAAGTCTCTTGCAACCGATTTTAAACCTCTTGAAATTGATGCTACTTCTTCATTTCTTCCAGAATATCTGTTATCCGGCATAAGCAATTGTAGATAGTCAACAACGATAACATCAAAATTTTGGTGTCTACATTCTGACTTTATCTCTCTTGGAGATACAGTGCCGGACGCAACCCATAATTGATAATTACTCATTTCTTCATTTGCTTGGTTAAATTTTTCCTGTTCATCACCGAGAAACGCTTTTGCCCTTCTGATTCTCGTTAAGCCGATTTCCGCAAGTCTTGAAATAAATCGTTCATATACCTGTTTATCACTCATCTCCAAGTTGAAATATGCGACTTTAAGTCCCTTTTTTGCCATATTCCCGATAATCTGCGTTGTGAGTGCGGATTTTCCGACTGCCGGTCTTGCAGCAATTACTGTTACATCACCTCGTTCAAGGTCTCCAAGCGCATCGTCAAGTTGCGATAACCCGATTTTTATACCGCCCTCTCCAACACTTTCGTTGAAATATTTGTCTTTATTCTCAACTGAAATCTGCTTGATTGGTTTTAACTTTACTTCCTTTCCCTCTTGCAAATGTTCAAGTCTTGTAAGAAGATCGCTGATTGTATCATCAATGTCGCATGGTTTTAAACTAGATTTCTGATACATATCACGAACCGTTCTTACTTTGTATTCTTTCGCAACCGCATCGGCATAGCTTTTAACCATGGTTGAAGTGATTGTTCCGGTAATACAGGATTTCATCAATTCACTAATCTGTTCCTGCGTGTATTTGTGATTCTCAAGTGCCATTGATAAAGACATTGGGTCAATGCTTTCATTCCGGTCATACATTGCAAGCATTTCTTTGTATGTATCCTGTGCAAAATCCGAACTAAACATTTCCGGTTTCAGTGTTCGCCAGATGCTATTTAGCACATCATTGTCAATCAGTACACACCCAATTACTCCAAATTCTGCTTCTGTCAATTGCAATCACCTCGTTTCTCCGCAATCTGCAACCAATAGTCGCAATCATTTTTCAGCCAATCAACATATTTTGGAATGTACCGAAAATCCGTATCGTCCGGATTCTTTTCTTGATAGTCACTCAAATATGCTTCTGTGGCTTTGTATAACAGCCGTGCAATGTCCGGTTGGTTCTCTTCGATAACTTCTAGCACTTTATCCATCCAAGCTGTTTTAGAGGTACTGTACGCTGTTTTCTTGGGGTATATATTAAAAGTCTTTTTCCATGCATCGTCAAAATCAAACAAATCTCCGGAATCGGTCGACAGCGAATTTTCTTTTATATTTTCTTTCTCTTTATCTTCTTCTTTTTCTTCTTCTTTATCTGAAAAAGCGACGTCAGACGATTTATCGGGCGATTTTTGCTCAATTAGGTTTTTCTGCTTCTTTCTCCGGTTCTGCTGATATAGCCTGTCGCGCTCCTTTTTCTTCTCATAAGCGTCAAGTGTTTGGTGCTTATTCCAATTCGGAATCGTTATCACGTTGTCAACAACTTCAATCATTCCAAATTCTTCAAAGGTCTTAAGCGCAAGCCTTACCGTGTTCAAATCTCTGCGAAAAATGGTGGCAAGCATTTCATCCGTGAACGGCAACTTATTGCTCATCATGAACACACCATTGTTATTCTGTTTTCCGGCGAGAATGAGAAGTTTGAACCAAATCGTAATGATGCTATCCGCACTCGGCATACTCTCAATCAGCAGAATCTTTTCATCATCAAAGACATCTGTTGTGATTTTAATCCACTTGACTTCTGCCATTTAATCACTCTCCTCATATGTATTTTCAGAAATCAAAGCCATAAACTTCTCATACTGCTTTTCAGAAACTTTGTTGCCCTGTTTATCCGGCTTCAAGCGGATTTCAAGGTGCTTTTCAGCGATATGCGACAATTCCTTGGCAAGAGTCTTTTTGCCTTGTTGTACGCCCCGCATATAACCTTTGACCACTTTTCTTTCTCCGATTGAACCACTTGCGCGATTTTCTCCTTGACCGCCCAAACTGACATTACGCAATTGATAGCCTTTATCTGCATATAACTTGATGTAATATTTCTCCTTTTTATCAAGCTGGCTCTCTGAGAAATTCAGAAATTCAACTCGCCAACCATAAGGATTGTCGCTCTCGTTGTACAACTTATGCTTCCGTAAACTAAGGTCTATGTGTTGTTCATAGCCTGTAAGGTGGCTACACAATCTGCTGATTATATGCAGTGCCTGCCCGATATACGCATACCGGAAACCATTTTCATCCTCACGAAGTAAGAAGTATATTCCGCTTTCATCATTCAGTTTCGGATTCAACGCAAGCCACTTCTGTTTATTTTTGGCTTCGATGGCTTTTGCCTGTCTAAATTTCTTATAATCCACCCCAATCACTTCCTCTCCAATGGCTTCATGCTCATTTGAGCCACAAACTTTCCGTAACTCATTCCGGAAGCGCGTGCCATATGATTCACAGCCTTGATTGCATCATCCTTTTTCTTTGGCTTTCTCAATCGTTCTTTAATGTCAATGCCGATGCAGTCTTGGCAATCAACTTTGCGTTCATCTATCGTCATAAACATCCTGCCACATTTCGGGCATATTCTTGTATACACAATTCTTCCAGCCTTTTTAAAATTCTTAAACTGTGCGTATCTTTTGGCACATTTTGGTCTACAGTATTTTTGATCTGTTCGCTTCGGCTCAAATTCAGCCATACAGTATTCACATATTTTCAATTTTTACCTCCAATCTTTTGTAAGGGCGGCACGGTAAACGCACCGCCAAAACATGGCTTTCAATAAGCTTGTGATAACTATTATTCGCCAAACAAGATAGTTTCTTTTAGGCTTTCGCCAAGGTGTTTCAACCAATCAGAACGGACAAAGGTTCATATCAACCTCTAACCCTTTGTCTGCAACATAAACATTTGATCCATATTCAATTGTTTCTTTCGTTCGTTGTAGGAATAACGCGGGATCTCCGCTTGTGTCCGATAAGTGTATTAAAACGACATTTCGTAAAGCTGGGTTGTCGTTCGTCTGAATAAATTTAAGTGCCGTATCAAGGCTCATATGACCTCGCAAACGGTGTTCATAGTTCGGTTCATTCCGGTCTACCAAGTCCATGCTATAATTGGCTTCAACCATGATATGCTCAGCCTTTATACCGGAAAAGTCATATCTGCAATATTCCAAGTCGGTCAAGAATAACAGTTTACCCATTTCCTCATGCTCGATTAAATAGCCATAGCACTCGATTTCTGTATCATGCGGTACGTTGAAGGGTGTTACTGTAAAACTGCCGATTTGCCGTACTCTGCGTGGTGGAATGGCTATTGTACGTTCTCCGGTTATGGTTTCAAGTGCTGTCTGTGTTTCAAATGCCGTGTAAACCGGAATGCCGGATTTCATGAAATCTTTTATGTATCGTGCATGGTCTCCGTGTTCGTGGCTTACGATGCAACCGGAAACATTTTCTATTTTCCAATCAATCATTTTCTTAAAATCAAGAAATTTGCATCCGGCTTCGATTGCAAGGATTTCGCCATTGTCGGCAATTAAGGCATATGAGTTGCCGGAACTGCTTGAACCCAAAACTCTAAGTATCATACCCTACTCCAATTCTTCCTCTGCCGGAAACTGAAATACTTTAGGAAGCACCCAATAATTCGGCTGTACATATACTTTGTTTACATGGTCAAAACCGCCATCAAGTTCCATTCTTGTCAGATATTTTTCTCTAAGCATTTCCATAGCTTTCTTTGCCTTTTCTTCGGTGGAATATTCAGCCAGCTTTGTGCCATTCGGCGATGATAAATTGTGGCAAACTATAGAGAATACATTTCTATCTTCAACCTTTCCACTTGCAATCTTCGCCCATGACATAGATAACGAAAAATAATCATATGGCATATCAATTGTCCCGTCCTGCGATATAACTCTCATAGAAAACCTCCTAATCTTTCATAAAGTCCGGTACGTTCTCGTCATTCTCAACAACTTCTCCGGTTACTTTCTCCGGTTCAACTGCTGCACTTTCGGTTGCTTCGGATTCAGCTACGACAAATGGCTCTGAATTGGCATTTTCCGCAATTTCTTCCTGTGTCTGCTGATATGTTTCATCCATCTGGATAAGAGACTGTTTTGCAATAGCGTTAAGGTCTTTTGGATGCTTCTTGATTGCATTATTGCGCATCTTTCGAACGATCATGGATTCAGATGTATCAAGCCATGCGGCACTCATGTATGGTCTTGCAACTTCGCAGGAAAGCATATCTTCAACAGTTTTGCAAGCTAAAAGCTCTTTCAAAATTTCATTTTTCTTTTCTGCGATAGCTTTCTTTTCTGTTTCCGTTGCATCATAGCGTGTCTTTTTGCCGCCTTTTACAAGTCCGAAAGTCTCATTCAGAAGATTATTGCGAACATGAGCAAAAAGGTTTCCTTTTACGCTTTCACGCTCTGCTATCATATATTCAACTTTCCCATCTTTCATTTCCACCGGGTAAACAACACGGATAACTTTCTGAGAAAGTCCTTTTTCTTCCCATTCCGGCGGCGTAACTTCAATTCCTTTATGCTTTGGATATGTAAAATCATCACCTTCTTTCACAAGCCATACTGGATATACCTTTTTAACATCAACCCCAAAGTTTCGAAGGAGTGCATCGTTTCCGTCTCCTTCGATTCCCATTTCTACTTCCTTGTACCAATTTCCATTGGCATCCTGCTTATTTCTCAACTGGAAATAACACTCTCTTGGCACGGCATTTGCATTAAGTTGAAGGCTTGATACCTGTCCAATAATCTGTCTCAAATTAGATCCATTCAAGTTACTCATGGCGGCTTTGCTAGATGTAACAAGGTTGTAAATAGCACTCATGGATGCCATGACACACTGCTTGGAATAATCATTAAGCACAAGTCCATGCTCTGCAAAGTCACGCTCCATAAGTCCTATGTACTGGTTCGTATAATAGGAAAGTTGTGTATTCATTTCCTGTTTTCCCTGCGTAGATACTGCCGTATTCTCTGCCATAATTAATTATCCTCCATTTCACTAAAAAAAGTTTTGAGAGCTTCTACTAAGCGTTCTGTTTCGCCTTTTCTTAATGTTTCCTTACCCTCCTTGGTCAGTTCTTTATTACTTGCTTCCTGCAAAACAAAGTTGTATTTCTTATCTCCAAGAACTCCCCTTAATGCAACTAAAAGAGTTTCAAATTCAGCCATGATAACCGGCTCTCTTCCGTCTACTTCTATTGTTCCAAAATCTGATTTAATCATATCTATTCCTCGCTTTCTTCAAATTCTTTTAACTGCTCCGCTAAATTCTTGCACTCATCCGCAACATATTCTTCGGTGCGAATAACATCATCAATCGGATATTTACTTTCAACCATTTTTCGTAGTTGATACTCTTTTCTATGGCTCGGAAACTTCTGCATCGCATAATCCAAATCCGACTTATCTCCTGCATGACCGCAATCGAATCCAAACCACCACAAATCACTCTCGATTGGATAACTTGAATGCTCTCCACCGCCTGCATATGTAATGCCACCGTGACACTGAAAATATGCTTCAATTCGGATTCTTTCATCTTCATCCAGGCAAGCACCAAGCAAAGGAAAAATTCCGCTTACTTCTCTGTCTCCAACATCAGATTTCTTGATTTCAAGATGATCGCCGTAATCTTTTCCGCATAACGGATGATTTTTTGGAATACCGACATAACCGCATCTGTGCCCGACATTTCCAAATATGACAACACATTTGTAGCCTGCGTGTTCAAACTCACGCTCGACAATGTACCGCTTCTCCGGCTCTTCACACTTCTTCACAACTGCCACCTTATCAGCACCGTAGGTATCCACCCACTTCATATCCACGGTTTCATCCGTGACCGTCAGCTTTGCACCCTTGTCATTTACAACCGTGTCACCAGCTTTCACGGGATCCTCGGTGCGATACACGTAGCTTCTTGTACTGTTTGGAAATTTCGCTTTGATATAATTCATTCTGGCACCTCGCTTTCTAATTTTTGATGGTCTGATAGCATTTATCATGGTCGTTCCACTTAATAGGAATTGGTGCACCACAATCAATGCAATCCATATCAAACATTTCCTCATCCATATTCGTCATGTACTTGAAACGCTGTCCGCACTCACAATCTGCATAAATCGGTTTCAATGGTTCGCCAAAAAGTGAATAATCTCCGCAATTCATGCAATAGATTCCTTTGCTCTCTTTCTTCAAGCAAAAACCTCTTATCGCTCCGCATTTCTTACATTTCCAATAGATGAATCCTTTATATGTCAATCCGTGATAAGTCTCTTCAACAGGTTCTTTATGTTGTGCCGGTATGTTACTCGGAACTACAGCATTCGGAATTTTTGGAAGCGAATCAAGCTCTAACTTTGGTTTCTCAATCTCAATTTCTTTCGCGGAATCAAAATGAAGATAGTCTACCAACATGCTTGTAATCTTAGAGAAAAGTTCAACTGCTTTATCCCCGACATCAACAGAAATGCTCATTCCGTCTGTAGAAACTCTAATTTTCATTCTGCACACCCTCCACTTTCAACTGTTTGTCCTCGGAAACGCTCAAAAGAATTAACTGGGTATCCATATCCGGCACATTGAACTCATTCAGTGATTCGGCGTTATCTACGAAAATCGGCACGCTCACACCGTACAATTCGCTTAACGAGCGGGTAATATCAAGTCCGGCTAAAATCCTGTGACCATTATTCAAATCTGAATATCCGACTCCATTTACGGTACACTCACAGCAATCTTTCATGCCCCCATTTAATTGCATTTCCCAGAGTTTGAAGTTTACTGTCTTAAAATGACTATTGATAGATTCAGAAACCTTATTCAGCTTGAAACGAATGAACTCTTCCAAGAGGTAAAGCATCTGTTCCTGGTCGGCAACTTTCTGCCCGATTTCTTTCTGTTCGTCTCTAAGCGTTTCGATGCGATCATCAATCATAACGTTGTTAGCCGCCTGTGCGATAATCTTATTTACTTCATCAAGCTGGCTATTTAATTTTTCCTTATCAGATTTTGCGTCCTCAACAACCTTATCCGCTCCCTTGGATTCTAACTCTGCAATATCAGCAAGCAACTTGTCCTGTTTAGCCTTTAACTTGACATATTCAGCGTTCTGCGTATAATCAGCGGAAGTCGGAATCTTAGAAATCTGTTCGTCAAATCCTTTGATAATGTCAATTTCTTCCGCTTCATTCAGCTTCAAGGTGTTAATTGCGTTTTCCAACTCTTTGTTATTCTCGGTCAGCTTCTTAATCATTTCAGCACACGCATTTCCATCATCAACAATCATGGCAAGTGTTTTCGCGTGCTCTTCATTAAATATCTCGATTGCATCTGCCTTTCTCTGCGAAAAATCGGCTCTTAAAGACTCTATTTTATCTTCCGGCAATGTTTGTCCGCATAACGAACAAACCGTCGTGGATTCGTCAAATACCCACTTGGAATCATCAAATTTCTTTTCCTTTTCCTCTTTGTACTTTTTCGCAAGGTCAGCTTTCTTAAGAGTCTGTTCAGAAATTGATTTCTTATTGCTTTCAATGGAATCCTGCGCTTTTCTGATTGATGAACGAACATCCTCTAACTTCCGTTCGTGGTCATATTTTTGATTTTCAATCTCACGCTTCTTGCTTGAAAGTTCGTTATTCATGGTCTGCGCGATAGCTGACATTTCAAACTGACAATGCATTTCTTCGCTGCGCATTTCATCAATCCTAACATCAGATTTCGCCATTAAATCTTCAAGTGCTTCAATCTTTCTCTCTAAATCAGCTTTTAATAACTCCTGCTCTGCCACATCTACATCAACCTTGGATTTCTCGGCTTCATCAATACGCACCGGGATTTCAGCCTGTTTCTTCTTCCATTCGGATAACGCTTTAGAAAACTTGGCGCGAATATCATCTGTAGATGGCGCTTTCTCCAATTCATCAATCAGCGGTGAATACTTGGCATCGGTCTGTGCCAGTTCCACATCGGAAACCTCAGCAACAAGTTTCATCAGAATATCGCGCTGATCTTTCCATTTCAGAGAGGAAAAATACTGTGGATTGGTCAGCATCTTAAACATTTCCTCGCTCTGCGCAAGACCGGAAACATAATCCTTGAAATCAGCTTCACTTTTTGGATAACCGTCAATTTCGAATGAATTGACATTTCCCTGCAATGCAACAGTATCAGTACCACGTTTCTTAACCCAATTCTGCTTCTGCACTTTGGAAAGCTCTACTTCCTTACCATCTACATCCAGAACCGCTACAACCTTAATTTCTACGTTATCAATGCGGTTTCCGTCCTTATCCAACGGTCTGACATTGAACTTTTCCTCTCCGGCACTGTTCTTGTTAAAAAGCAACCATGTAAATGCATCAAAAATTGTGGTCTTTCCTACTGCATTCTGTCCTTTAATACTTGTCTTATTTGAGAAATTCACATCAAGGCTCTTGATTCCCTTGAAATTCTCCATACGTAACGATTTTAAAATCATTCGCATTATTACACCCCCACGATTCCTTTTATTGACAACTCATATGTAACTTTTTCCATAACGTGACCATCTTTACACGTTTTCTTGTATCTCCGGCTCTGTAGTCTGCCGTAAACGCTAACCCTATCTCCTATCGAAAGAGTATTTGTGTATTCCGCATTATCACTCCACGCAATGCAGGTGATCAAATCCTCTTTTCCGTTTTCTCTTATGTTTTTGAGTTTCACATCACAGATTTTGCGACCAAGTGGTGTTTCTCTAAGTTGCTTTTCCTCGATAATTCCATCAAGGCTTACTTCATTCAAAGGACTATCATCCTCTGGCTTTGTGATTGCATCAGCCATAACATACATAAGAATGGCTTCTCCAGACCCTGTTTTTACGTGCCGGGTAATTATCTTCCCACTGACGAATACTGTTCCGCTAATTTCTGTATCACAGATTTTTTCATCAAACAGTACCGGAATTATATCTGCAACACCACTTCTTCTTTCAACTCCGATAAAAAATTTATAAAAATTCTTACCATTTGATTTATGGCTTTCCCTTGGTGCTGATACAACATCACCGATCAACGTTATTTTGTTCTCCATTGCTTCTCCTTCCCATTTCTCTGTCAAGAACCTTTTCAAAATTATCTTTATCATTCTGTTTCTTTCGTTTCCCTGCCAAAAGTTCAGCAAGCATACGCTTTTCTTTCGTGGAACATCTCGTGCCACTTATATACACAACGCCTACCATGCATCCTCTCTCATTCTGCGTTTTCTCTTAATTCGCTTGTCAAGTTCAGCTCTCTTTCGGTCTACTTCCGACCAGTAATACATGATTGCCGCAATTACCGCACCGGCTACAAATTTAATAGCCGCCATATTCCCGGCTGTGCCCTCACTATCCATATAGCACGCGGCAACTAAGGAATATTCCATTGCAACCGCACCTATGATGAATTGGATTACTTTTTTCATTCATGCTCCTTTCTGCCACTTTATAATTTAGTACCAGTCAGAAACAAACGTTCCGAGTAACGGACATACAACAACATCTATAAAACGCACGAAACCATCTTCCATGGAATATGTAAAAGCCATTGCAGGTGTGTAAGTCGAATCTCCTGTCTGTATCTGTGCATCTCTTACAGAAACCCCATATGTTGTTTCCTCGTCAACGAAAATGCTTGAAAAACTTTCCGCAGAGTCTACCTTTGCCAAATAGTTATCACCGCTACGAATTACCCTTGAATTAACTTTCTGAAATTCAAAATTGCTCATTTTAATTCTCCTTTCCATTATGTGTTTCGTTTTCCTCGCCCTGCTCACTATGTTTCGAAGCAGAACTCTCTACCATTCCAAGAACATATCCTTTCTGAAAATCTGTCATATTCGGAATAGCATCACGAAGTTTTTCAACAACTCGTTTTTCCTTTTCGCTCATTCAATCACTTCCTTTCATGCGCAATATCTGATTTCATACTCTGCTACGATTTTTGAAAAGATTTCACGCAATTTCTTATCATCCTCAATAATGTCCATTTTGTTTAATGCGCTGATTTCTGTTTTCGTGCATCCGCTTTCTGCCATGCGCTCACGTCTGTTTCTGATTCTTCTACTTAAGTCGCATCCGGCACGGTGTTCAAGTTCTGAATACATTTCAGTTCTCAATACATTGAATTGACAATCTGCATTTCTCTGAATCCGATTAAATTTTGCATTGATTTCATTTCTCCAATTATCAAATACCGGTTTCACCGCTTCTTTGATATGTTCAGTTGTCTCAATGGCTTTCTGTGCTGTGTCCTGTGCTTTGGCAATCTGCCTGTCTCTCTCCTTGTCAGCAAGTTCTTTTTGAACCATTTGATTAAGAAGTCCTTGCAATGCTTGCAATTCCGGAGATAACTGATCGTTGACACTTTGATGTACATTAAAATAGGAAGAAACTAATTTTCTTTGCACTTCCCATGCCAAATCATCCGTAAATGACTTGACCAACATCAAATAGCCCTGTTCGGTAATGAGTGCCGTTCCTCTTGGACTTACGGCATCAATTCCTACTGGACGAAATCCGTCCAATTCAGTATTTTCAAGGTCTGACGGCTTCAAAACGAAATAATCTTCGCCCTCAACAAAATGTTTCTTGTTTTCAGCGAATCTGTGTCTTGCTGTTCCGTCTGGTCTTTCATGAACTATGTCAATGTCCTTGAATGTAACCACTCTTTTACCTTTGTACTCTTTGATGGAAATATCTGCATTTCCAATGTGTACTAAATTATCCATATTTTCACTCCTTTCTGTGATATAATATTTTCAAAAACGGAGGAATTAACATGCTTCTAAAAATTGAAAGAATAATATTAAAGAAAATATCTAAAACAAATTTTTCAATCGAACTTTCCGAAATAGGTAAATTCGATGAAGAAGATGTATATCAAGCGTTTTTGGATTTGCAGGATAAAGGATATGTAACAAAAGTAAGTACATCTGCGGATAGATCAAATTTTAGCTTTATAGTTTCTCCAAAAGGAAGATTTTATAAAGAATACTTTTTCCTTTCATTTTTGAGAAATATCCTTATCCCATTTGTCGTTGCCATAATCACGGCAACCGCTACATATCATTTAGAAAAAGTAGCAGATAGCTATTCCGACAGCAGCTCCAGCCAATGCACTTATGAATTGGACTCCGCCAATAATGAACGGCTCAAACTTATCAAGTAAGTCGCGCTTTTGTCTGAACGTCATTTTCTTCATGTTCTCACCTCTTTCCTGTTCATTTGATGTACATACAATAGCACATTAAATATACATTGTCAATAGTTTTTGTTGACTTAATGAACATTTAATGTTAATATAATTGTGAAAGGAGGGTAAAGGATGAATGAGCGAATAAAGCAAGTTCGGTTATCGACAAAATTAAGTCAAACCGAATTTGCAGAAAAAATTTTAGTCTCACGATCTGCTGTATGCAAAATGGAAAGCGGAGAAAATTCTCCATCAGAACAAACTGTTAAATTGATTTGTCAAGAGTTTAATGTCAATGAAGATTGGCTTCGCACCGGAAACGGAGAAATGTTTGTTGAATTATCAAAAGACGAACAGATTTCAGCAATGCTTGGAGAAATCCAAAGATTAGGTGATGAAAACTTTAAGTATCGACTTGTTTCTGCACTGTGCAAATTAAGCGAAAGCGATTGGACAGCCTTAGAAAATTTAGTAGATATGATTTCAGACAAAAAGTAAAAAAGAGCCAAGGGCAATGCGCAGACCCTTGGCTCTTTTCCTATTTTAATAAGTTGCTTATGTATGCATATATGGTTTTTAACCAATGCAAATTGTCGCATTTTTCAATGAGTTTAATGATTTCATTTTTGTAGTATTCTTTTCCCAACCTCAAAACCCCCAATCATGTGCCCTATGTAGCGATACAAATATTATAGTCAATCCCCAATTATGGGCGGAGCCATGCCAAGCCCCACCCATGCCAGAACTTGAAGTGTCCTTTCGGACAAGTCCATAGTATCACTGCAATATGCATGATTTCAACATTTTTCGGTCGCAAGTTTCGACAGGAAATGTCATTGCAGAGAAGCGGAAAGCTGTTTCTCAATCTCTTCTTGCACTTTTGCGCGCCAACGCATCGGCACTTCATCAATCGTCATTTTCTTGTCTACCAAGATTCTACGCACATAAAACTTAACCATATCCTACACCTCACTTCCTGCAGTAATACTTGCCAGTTCTTGGATTGCTTCTGCATTTGCCTCATGCCCTGCTTTAAGTTCATCAATTGCTTTTTCCATTTCCGTCTTTGTTCTAAGTCTTACTGTTACGGTATATGTGCCATCTTCTGCGCTATCCTCGCCCATATTCGGAACATATGTAAACCCATCGGATTTCAGATTGGTGTATTTCCCCGACACTGCATCGTTGTGTGTAAATGTAACTTCCTGCAGGTTGTCCACAGAAAATGCATCCGTGATGGTCTTGACGGCTTCGAAGTTCTCGGCTTTGATCTGGATGTTTCCAAGGCTTGCACCATCGGCGATTTCAAATTCTGTTTTGTTGGCTAAAATAATTTTGTCCATAATTTTTATTCCTTTCTATGTGTAAATTTACGAGTTACTAAACTTATTTAAACGGCAGTTTAAAAGAAATTGAGTTAACGCGGTATAATATCGAAGGTATTGACACAAGCAGCGTGCAGTGTTTTGTAAAAAATAATATAGCATACGTCAATGTTGGTATATATTATCGCCAAAAAGAGGCAATAACCGATTGGACTAAGATAGTTAGTAATCTTCCAATTCCAGCATATACCAAACATACGTTCATACATTATTCGCAAAATGCTGGCGGTGACACTATTGCAGGTCTTATGCTAAATGGAAATGGAGAATTGATGATTGAAGGAAGTAGCCTTTCATACACTAAGTTTATCTGCTCACTAATATCGTATCCTATAAAATAATATTACCTATACGTTGTCTGCAAGATCAACACTGCATACAACTACTTCCCCGTCAGCGGTTTCTGGAACCAAATATGGTTCGATACATTTAGCCGAGTTTATCCTTGCCCCAAATGGTATATTTAATAACACATAGGTATCATTACTAATTTGACTGCTATATATATCCAGAAATATTATATTATCTTTTCTTACAGCTCTAACTTTTTTAAAAACAGCTGCATTTTGACCTATTGCGGTTATTTTTGCACTATCTGGAAACTTCATGTAAATGTTAATTTTATGAAAGCAACCCGGTGCAAAATTGTACATTTGCATAATTAGAACTTCTATACAATGACATAGCGCACCACTTGCTAAACTTGAGTTTTCAAAGATGATTTCTGAGAATCTATACCAACCCATGCCACTGACACCTAGATAACATTTAATATAAGCTTTAATCGAACTAGATGGATTCAAAGCATTTATATCATTATTTAAACTGCCGTTTATTTCGGTGATTTTATCATCCAAGGCTTTCCCTTGCCGTGCATCCAACCCAAATCCGGCTTCTGTGGTTGTAAGGTTGTTGATTAAGTTCGCCGCTGGAAATGCACCGTTAATTTTATCTTTTAATGTGTCAGCCAGCTTTATGACGTTTTTCGCTTCGTCCAATGTAATTGTGGTGCCATCCAAGTTAATACTAAGCGTTCCACTTTCATCTACGCTCATGCTTTTTCCGTCCGGCTTTACAACTCCGGCATCCTCTGTTGTTGCGATTGTACTGACACCGCCCACAATAGACTTAGACCAATATTCTGTATTGCTCGTTGCCGTTCCTGCCGGAACTTCCTTTTTTGCAAAATAAAGCGTATTGTTATAAGTCACTGCATCCAATCTCTTATATGTAGCATCTGCACTCCAATCACCTTTTGGCACAATTGCTACTCTTCCTGCTATAGCCATTTAAGCCACCTCCCAATTCAAATTTCCGTCATTGTCAACGACAAAGTTATAAGCAGAATTGTCCGTGTAAATCAACTCCCCATCCTCATTCACATCAAATTCTGTCATTGTGAGTTTCTTGTTAATCTCGTCTTCGATTCCCTGCGCTCGGTCTGCGCTGTCCTTGGCATCTGTGGCGGATGCTACCGCCTTGGTTTCGGACTCTTTTGCGCTTTTGGCAGATGCTACCGCCTTGGCAGATTCAACCTTAATGTCTGCAAGGTAATCCGGGCGCAAGTGTTTTTCTTGGATACTTCCCTCTTTCACGATTGCGGACACCTTACCGTCACTTCCGATTGCAAATGCGATTGTATCAGAATCCAAGAACTCATACTGCGTGATCAGCGCGGATAAGTCCACGTTCTGCGCCGTGCCATCGTCAAGCGTGATTACTAATTGTTGTGTTTGCGGATTGTATGTGAAGTTGACTGCCAACTTTTCCAATTTAGTATCAATGACCGCCTTGGAACCGTTCATCTTAACGACCGTAAGCGTACCGTTGGATTCATTCCAAAGGATTTCCTCTACAAGCTCGTTAGCTTTGGTCAAGTCAACTTTCGTGGTGTCAAGTGCGCACACACGATCGTCGATTGCATCAATGCCGCCCTCTATGTTGTTCAGCCTATTTCGATTAATTGCGGTCTTTTCGCTTGGAAGGTTCTCCCAATATTCGCGGCTATAGATTTTCTGATATGCCATCTAATCACTTCCTTTCTAATGCGGATAGTCTGCGTTCAAAATCGTTACACCTGTTCTGCAGTTTCTGTATCATGGCAGTGTTAAGCGCAATAAACTCTTGGTAGCACAATGTATACATATCATTTGCGCCACCATTCTGCTCTAAGAATTTTTCCCATTCCTCATTAGATTCAAAATCTTTTTCGGAGAATACCGCATGTTCCAGTCCGTAAAACTCATTTTCAGATATATCACAATCCGTCATTGCCTGTTCAACATCCTGTGCAACAAATCCTATGTGCATTTTCTCGTCATTTTCTATGAGCCGATATTCCATCGGTTGCAGCAACTCAAAAAATCTCTCAAACCGATCATCCTCTAACAGTTTTCGAAAATCCTTTTTCTTTCTGCCATCAGACGTTGTTTTCCAACCACCGGAAGAATACCCTCCGGCAAATGGATTGGGGTTAGTTCCACAGTACACAGAACTAGAACTTGGGATTAAATTTCCGTTGTCGGAAATTTGTACATAGTCACTTATTCCAATGCCTTTTAAATAATATGCAGTTGATGCCATTATGCACTGTCTTGCACTTTCTGCGGTTGTTGCAGAATCTGCGGTTGTCGCATGATCTGCCGTACTCGCATGATCTCCTATGGCTACTCCATCTTGATCTGTTACAGAGTTTAGGTCAATGCGTATGTTTTGCAGCATTGGCCTTCCTCTTGCATCGAGTCCAATAATTACAATATCATCACCAATCGAGGTTGCAATAAAATTCAACGAATCAATAATTGACACTCGTCCATCCCCATCAAGCTGGAAGTTATTGCTGTTGACTATGAGTCTGTTTCCGCTAAGCGTAATCTGGTCGGCACTTGCATTAATCATCGAAACGACTTGGTCGTTTTCATCTCTTCCAAGTTTCAATTCCAATGATGCGTCTAATTGTCCCTCTGCTTTTTGTGCGCGGTTGACTTCTGCAGAAATGCTTTTTGCGGTCTGCTCAAACTTGGTATTTGTCTGTTTTTCTAAATCCTCATACGTGGATTGAAGATGGTCTGCGTTCCTCTCTAGCTTTCCGGTACGTCTTTCCACGCTTTCAATCGTATCTCTGATAGAATTAACCTTTGCAGAGTGCGTCTGCGTACCCTGTGCCGAGATTGAATCTCTCTTGCTTTGTACTCCGGTTAGGGTGCGTTGCAATAGATACGTTTCAACAATTTCTCTTGTGGTATTGAACCGGATTGGTTCCCCAAGTGTCAAGCATGGATTTCCGACACAAGTGCAACTTTTAATCGGTGTGTATACCGCCTGTTTCATAATCGGCAACAGGTTATTTGCAATCTGTTCAAGTTCCGCTCCGGTCTTGTCTGATACAAGAAAATTTCCTGTAATCGAATAGTTGTTTCCGGCAGTTCCAACAATAGCACCAGCGTTATCTTCGCTTGTCTTGATTTCTAGCTGTGTGATTTCCTTACTTTGGAAGTCCTCGTAATCAAACGTGATGTAGTGTCCGGTCATGGACTCTGTGTTTGCATCAGACGGAAATACGTTGTCTGCCGGGAACAAATCTTCTGCCGGATAAAGTGCGCTTATGATTGCTTTCAGAAAGACATACTCAAACTTGCCCTCTCGGTTGATATTTCCAAAGCATCCGTTAATCTCACAGATTGCCGTTACAACCGTTTTTCCACTGATAGCGGACTCTTCTGTGACTGCGCTTGAATCGTCCGTCTGTGTGGCTACAATCGTCTTATTGACCGTCATGGAATCATTGACAAGGCTTGTTTCAACTTGCGCGATTCCAAGATGTGCAAAGAAGCTATCGCGGAACTGCTTAAGTGTCATTGGAAAACTAAGTCCTGCATACCAAGACTTTACATCCATATTGATAATGTCGTACATAGCGTCATATGCCGTAATCTGCCGTTTTGTGCGGTCAGCCGTAGGAACATCGGATGCAACCTTAAAAACTCCGTATGGCATCGAATTTTGGCTATCTCCGTCAATCGTTTCTTCGATAGAGATTGTCTTTCCGATAATGTTTCCTGCGGTGTTTCGCGCCGTGAATTTTACGCAATTCGCTTCGCACGCTCCAAACTTTAATTCAGACTCCGAACAAAGACTTTCTTCAAGCGCAAACGTACCGATTTCAAGCATCGAATTGTCTATTTTCTGATTCGTTCCAACAACAGATATGACCATCTGCTTATCTGTCGCGGAATCCCAATACTTTTCTTTCAAATTGCTATTTATCATATACACCACCTACAAACGAAAATTTGATTGCGTCGTATTTTATCTTCCCATTCGCCACAGAATAGAACGTAGGCTGAATATCAGCGATATATCCGTACTGTGTCACATATCCGCGTTTTTCCGGCACATATGCCGTTATATAGCCACCGCGCTCCTTTGCCTTGGTATAGTTCTTTTCAATATTTTTCCAAAAATCATCAAACTGCTTTTCAGTCAGCATGGCTTTGGTTTCAAACTCGACCTTTAAGGCTTTCAGTTCCACGGCATCACGATGCTCATATCCGTTTTCATCCGTCCAAGGGTCTTTGTCCTGCATATTTACATAGGAACTAAACGTGTCCTGCTTTATTAAATTGTTCGGTATGGTATAATTCCCAAACTTTACTAAATATCCGCCATATCCCATCGTTTACCTCCTAAAAATGAGTATAAAAATAGCACCTACCGTTTTGGTAGATGCTATCCATTTGATTAAATTTTAAGCTACTACTGATTCCCATTCAGATTTCAGCTTTTCTACATCGTTTTCAAAAAGTTTGCAAGCGATTTCGTACAACTGCGGAATCATTCCCATTTCCCTGTCGATATAATCCATCTTGTTTCTTACTTTTGGCTTGAGCGTGCACCCTTCCATCCTTGATTTAAGGTTGCAGTGATATTTCCTTTCAAATTCTCCATAAAGCAACGAATAGCGTTCTTGATACTTTCCATCGGCACCAAAACGGACAATCTGTGTTATCCGCTGTCTCTTGGTTGCCAAGTCAATATCATCAACGAGTCCGATAATAACATCTTCCTTATGGATGATTTCTTTCTGCTGTCTTTTAATGGTTTCGTTCTGCTCTCTAACAGTTTTTAATGTCTGTGAAAATATCAGTTTAGTGTTTTCATCTGCATATGGTAGGTAAGTAGAAATAAATAATTCATCATTATTGACATACCCACCTGTTTTACGGATTGTAGGGAGAACCTCGGATGTTACCCAACGTTTGAACTTATGAAGTTTTTCTTTTCTTTCGTTTATAAGGGAGTCGTTTTGTGACACACCCTTTGCTTTCTGTGGTTGCATCTGAAAGAGCAAGGAATACAAACCGCTTTCATTAACAACCGTCATTCTTTGTTTTCCACCGGGAGTATCAATTTGTGACACACCCTTATCAGAATCATCAATATTTGAAAGGCTTCTTCTGTAATTCGTATCTCCAAATACTTCGCATATATCCTTTCCAACAAACCATGGTTCATCATCGACCATGACCATTCTAATCTGTCCGAATATTGGGTTCTCAAATACCTCAATGCTGTTTTGAATCTTAAGCATAAGTTGTGATTTTTTCATTCGTGTCTACCTCCATACATTTTTATCTGAATAAAAAAAGGAAACCGTTTGTGAAATCACATTGGTTTCCTCTTTCGTACAGTATGGCGTTCGAGTAAGTAATCCGCTTCTTCACGGATAAGGTTGTTTCCTTAGTAATAAGGATAGACTATTTTTGATTTTGTGTCAATCCGATTTTGGAATTAAAATAAGCCGTGTTTCCACGGCTTATTACGTAATTTATTTTCCTAAATGATATGCATATGAAATAAATGAATCATAATGGTCGTATGATATATCTTCATATGTGCTACTATCGTATGGCATACTTATTTTTACTGTATCTTTCGATTTAGCATCAACGCTTATTGCATCGTCTTCTATCGCTATGATTTCATTGTTTGAATCATAAAAAATTGTCACAATATCTGCATAATAGCAATCATATGTTGCAGTATTTTTAACGGTTGCCATTATATATGGGTTATATTCATCTTCTATATATTCCGTACTTAAACTCAAAGAACCAATTATAGAGCGATGATAGAAATACTCCATGCCCTCACTGTATTTGTATTCTATCTCATATGTCTCATATTTTGCATTTGGCAAATCAAATTCAAGTATTGCCGTATGCCCTTTTTCAAGAAAAGAAACACTGTCATTCGAATAATCAACAGCCGATCCTTTTGCAGAATAAAACGTGCACTTTGCGCTTACATCTGTCGGAACATTATAATTACTTTTAACGAAAACATAAAGCGTATCTCCCACAATTTTTTCTGTTTTCTTAATATTTTTCTTTGCTTCGTTTGCTTTGAAGTTATTTTTTACCGTAACAGAACATTTTAGTTTCTTCCTGCCAACTTTTGCCGTTATGGTGGCAATCCCTTCTTTCAATGCAGTAATTTTTCCTTTTTTTGTTACTTTCACTACGCTACTTTTGGAGCTTGACCATTTAGCGCTTGCCTTAGTTCCACTAATTTTAAGTTGCCTTGATTGCCCTTCGCTTAAAGATAAATTTGAATAATTCAATTTAATCGTTGCCGCCTGCACAGTTTCCTGTACCCCAACAATGTTCTGCGTTGCTACGCTTGTTGTCAGCATTGAAAGCGATAATGCCGCTACTGTAAAAAATTTTTTAAACCTTTTCATATGTAACCCCTTTCCGGTGAACAATGCACCCTTGTCTATGATTTTTATGTATTGTACCACAGACGAGAGCAAAAGTCACTAGATCATACCGGAAATGGTGACATTCCGGTACGATTAAAATACTCTTGTGCGCTTTGTCGTGTGCTATCGAAGATAACTTTTCCGTCAAGCACAATCTGTACCGGCTGACTTCCGGATGATGTTTTCTGCCCTCTCATTGCCGCCAACACTGCTCGATATACTCCGTCTGATACAGATTGCACGATCTGGTCGTTATTCATTACTGCCGTATGACCACCAAGCGTACCGACAAGTTCCGGGCCAGCTTCTCTCGCAACGAACATCTGCCCCATGTTTGGCAATCCGCCGACTGCGTATTTCTTAATCGGCTTCCAACTTCCACCGGAAAATACACCGCCATCAGCTTTCTTTGTTGTAGAACCTTTCGTTTTTACATTTACGGTTTTTCCGCTAAAGAATGTCGATACACTAGACCAGAGGTTTTTTAGTGCATTTGTGGCAAATGAAATACCGATTTTCAATGTTCTTCCTGCGTTGACAACCTTTTCTTTCCACTCGTTGCTTACATCTTTCCACCATGTCCCCCCGGCTTTCTTGACGTTTACGGTAAATCTCTTTACCTCTTTTCCTGCCGTAGTGCTTTCCCACCATTTTTTAACATTAGACCACCATTCACCGGCTTTATTTTTAACGCCCGTAGTAAATTCTTTTACCTTACCGACTTTCTCTGCCCAATATTTCTTAGTGTTATTCCACCACTTAGATGCATCATTCTGGACTGCGGTTGTAAATTTCTTAACCTGTCCGACTTTTTGACCCCAATATTTTTTAGTGTTACTCCACCATTCTTTAGCGGAGTCTTTAACATCTGTAGTAAATTCTTTTACTTTACCGACTTTTTCTCCCCACCATTTTTTGACATTAGACCACCATTTGGAAGAAGTATCTTTTACGTCTGCGGTGAATTTAATCACGTTTTCTGTGCGTTTTTCTATCTTTTTCTTTTGTTTATCCCACCAATCAGAAACAGCTTTTTTCACTTCATTGTCCGATGGAAGCTCAAAATCTGTAAAAGGAATTTTAAGTTTTGTATTTCCTGCCTTTCGATCTTCCCACCAAGCGGCAAGCCCTGGCCCCCATGTATCATTCCACCAATCGGAAAATCCCTGTTTCCAATCATCCAATGAATAAGTAAATAAATCACTAAACTTAAAGTCCACGCGGTACTTTTTCATTTCTTCCGGTTGCGTAGCATCGGCTATTTTATTTCCAATTGCTTTTCCGAGTGACAATCCTGCCTCTGCCGTAATAACAATTGCTCCTACAGTCAACGCCAGTTTCCCGATTTTTCCGGCAATCGTACCAAGACCGCTTATTTTTTTTGACAATCCTGTGGAAAGCACTTCTCCTATTGTTGCGTTTGCCCCGATTTCTACTCCGAGTTTTGCCGCAATAGAACCGGCAATTGCTTTTGAAATGGAAGTCCCTATGATTCCAAGTGCGGTTTTTGCAAGATGCAATCCAAGAATTTTTTTGATTGTCAGCGCACCGATGATAATCGCAACCGTCTTTACGTCTAGGTTGCTTAAAAACTCCTTGACACCTTTCCAAACATCCTTCCAAGAAATTTTACTTAATGCCGTAGTGACCGCATCAAATGCCCCTTGCGCCCACGAATTAAGTGTTTGAGCCAATAATGCAAAGTCAAAGTTTTGGAAAAACTTGTTGATTCCGTCTGCGATTGAATTTCCAAATTGTTTCCAATTAAATGTCGTGCCAAACGAATCTAAAGCATGAAGCACCGTGTTTAATGAATTTGCAATCAGTTTTCCGGTTTCTCCGAAAAGCGTTGTGCCTTTCTGACCCTCAAATAGTCCATTAAGGAATTTTGCAAGCCCACTACCAAAGCCGGATGCTTTGGCATATACTTCATCCCACTCGATACCTCGCATCGCATTGATAAGAGCACCGGAAATTGCTTTTCCAAGTCCTTCAAGGTCTTTGATGTTGCTTTTGAATTTCTTAAAAATGGTGTCGGTCTGAACCAGTTTTCCGGTATCTCCACCACCAGAACCGCCAGCACCAGAACCGCCACCGCTTCCACCGCTTCCAGAACCGGAAGTGTTATCTTTACTCTGCTTTGAAATAACCTTTAATTCATCAAATGCACGAGTTGCCTGTTGGATTTCCTTTTTTGCTTTCTTGGCATTTTTTGCGATACCGCCTGTGTTTTTTCCTGCGTTTCCTGCGGCATTACTCAAATCATCCATGCCATCAGATGCGCTTCCAATATCATCAGCAAGACCGCTGATTCCTGCTCCTTTGCTTGCTTCATATTTCCATCCGAAGATAGAACCTAAAGCATTTGTTACCATTTCCGCAAAAGAAATCACCTTCTGTAGAACCGCATTAAGCACCTTGATAAATGGCTTAAATGCATTGATTAAACCACCACCAACAACCGCTCCAAGTGCTTTGAAGTTCTCTCTAAGCATGGTTATCTGGTTATGCCATGTCAATATGTTATCGTAAAGGCTTTTTATCCTCTACTTCTTATGGTTTCCCATAAGTTCGGCGTACATTTTCAACCACAGCATTGTGGCTGTCGGATACTCTTGGGGATATTATATTCTACACTCTTTCCATAAGAAAAGAGCATAGGTTCAATCCCTACGCTCTACAATGTGCTATAACTTTTATTTTATAGCCTTATCTCGGTATTAGCTTATTGACTTATCCACTTATAACCATAAGCAGTTCGCCCCTCTTGGTCAATTACATTATGTATTGCTTTGTAATTAACTCCAAGAGATTCCCCTGCTTCGGATATTCTATCGAACACTCTTATAATCTCTCTGGTTTTCGCATCCACTTGCGCAATTTTTCTTCCTTTTTTGCGCTTTTTATAGATGCTCAAATCTTTTATTGGAAAATCTTCTTCGTATACAAAAATATATCCATTTGCCGACTTATAGGTATTTGAAAGCACACCGGAAATAGTTGTTCTATTTGCTCCGGTAATCCTAGCCGCCTCCTGCAAACTTTTAAATTTCTGTATAAAATTTCCTTCCATATCACATTGAATAATGCTTCTCATTCCGTTAGGTTCCGGCTTTCTATAGGTTTTCGCTCCGTTTGATTCATACTCATCCTCAAACATGAACATATAGCCCTTTGTCTGCCGCCTTTTTCCTTTACAATTAAGCAGAACATCCGTATTATTAAATCCGTCAATTTCTGCATCCATTGCACTATCATAACGCTTAATGTACCGTCCGTCAAGCGTCAGCAAAACAACTGCCCTGGCGTTATGATACGGCGCGCCTTTCCCACCTTTGGTCATATTATAGCCATCTCGATAGGTGTTAAATTTTTCAATGTAATACTTTTCCAACTCACAGGCTCCATCTTCGCTTTCACACGTTTCGATGATTTCCCATGAGAAGTTGTCAAACCCGAATTCTTTAATTGCTCTATGAAAGTCGCAATCTTCTTTTTCGTAGCACCTTTGATGTTGCCACACTCTGCTATGAAAATCACAAGTTTGACCGACATAAGATTTTCCGTTTATTTTATTTGTTGCTTTGTAGATATAATATGTTCGCATTAAATCACCTCAAACATATTATACAAAAATGTTCGTGCTAAGTCAACTTAGCCTTCACCGATTTTACCCGATTTTTCATCGACATATTGCTATGCCGCGCGACACATGAAACAAAAGTTTCGTTTATCGGCTGTTCTGGCAAAGTCTCCGGTAATATTGGTTGTATGCGCAAGCACATACTGATAACGCAACATGGCTTTTTGAGCCTGTGTCATTGATGAAATGTTCGCATCAAGTCCTTGCTTTAATGCCCATTCCTTTAATGTTGCCTGCGTCAAGTCGATACCATAACGCCGCATAGGTGCCGTAGTACCAGAAAATACAGATTGCAAACTCTTGGCAATATCTTCTTGGCTTACATCGTAGAATGAAGCCATATCTCCGGCTAATTCTGTCAACCGGATGGACATTTTTGCCATTTTCCCCTGTGGAATGTCAAGGGCAGTTCCCATGGCTTGGAAACGGCTTGCGAACTGTTTCGCGGACAATTCAGACATGCCAAATTTTTCAATGGATGTTTTTGCGAAATTGTTAATTAGGCTTTCATACTGCCCGAATGTCTGCCTTACAACGTTCTCAACCTCTGTCAGTGAAGATGATATGTCAATGGCGTCTCCAAGTAGCCTAAATCCGCGAAATAAAGCCCAATACGTTGCATACACTTTTCCGATTGCAGACGCAAGGGAAAACGACTTCTTTGCTACAACGGATGCACTTGAACTAAATCCGCTAAATGAGCTTGTGATGCTTTTTGCCGCTGTTCCTGCCGCTCCACCGGTACGTGATAATTTTGCCAATGCATTTGTCATGTCAATAATATTCCGGCTTACGCTAGGGGCTTTCGACAATTCGGACATAAGCTGTCGCATTGCAACCGCAAGTTTTGGTATATTCTCGATAGCCTTTGTTGAGCTTGTATAGCCAAGCTGTTTGATTCCTCCGGCTAATTCCGATAACCATTGCACCGATTTTGACATACCGGAAAACGAGCTTACCGACTTTGAAATCTGTCGCATCGCTCCGGCTGCTGCATTTATCTTTCCTGTGTCAATGTTGCTAAGCGTTTTGATGTTTCTTGCAAGAGTCGAGAATGACCTTGAATCAACACTGCGCATGGCACTCATTGAGTTTGACAATCGGTTTACTCCGGTTGATAACCGGTTAATTCCGCTAGAATCTATGCTTTGCAAGGATGAAGATAGTTTTCCTAACCTTGTTATCAGCGCATCAATCTGACCATTAGCCTGTCTTGCCTGTGCTTGAATCTTGACCTCTAAGGTTTCTAATTCCAACAGTTCCACCTCCTTTATGTAGTTTTAGAAAAAGGCGGTAGGATTTGACCCCTACCGCCCTTGAATTACTTTTTCAGTTTTCCCTTTTTCAGAAGAGAAAGCATCTTTGAATTTTCCTCTGACGTAAACTTGAAATTGGAAAATCCGTTCTTTTTTGCGATTTCCGCGCGATGTTCTTTCGACACATCATCTTCCCCAACCGCTTTTAATGCTTCAACGATTGAACCGGAATTTCCGGTATACTTCGGATAATACTTGGCTTTGCATTTCTTTGCACCTTTTACAACAATAACTGTGTGCCCTTTTATGCGTGTCACAAGAATATCTCCGTTGCGAAGAATAAAACCGGCATGATAAGAACCCATATCATCAAACAAACTGGATTTCAGAATTACCGACAGTTCATTTGATGTATTGAAATCTCCCACATCCTTGCCGGATGCATAGATAATACAGGCACGTACAAGGGAAGAACAATCGCATTCCGTCTTTACTTTTGTGTTGATACCATGCTTAATGACTCCGTAGCGTTCCGATTGGTCATAGCCGATATTTTTGTTTCCACACGCGATCTGCATAGCTTCAGCTAACTTCTCTGCAACTTTATTATCCTTTGCTCTTAATACATTCCATCCCTTAGAATGGTTATAAAACTTCTGTGTAGACACTTCCTGTCCGGTCTGGTCTCCGGCTTTTCCACCAGAATAGCAGTTGCCGTGTTCATCGTGCCGCGCACTTCCGATAATTACTGCCATAGCAATACCTCTTTTCTTAAACTATCTTTGGCTTTGGCAAATGTGATTTCCTTGATTCAGCCGCCCATGCTTCTTCCGCCTTAAGCATTTCTCGTATCTCAGCATCGGGATCGTCCGTATTATGCTTTTCGATGGAATCATAGCAAGTTTCTTTCACGTACTTACTATTACCCTTGCCGAATGTCGCGTCTATTGCGGTCACAAGTGCCGACGTTGCATATCTGCCAAACCACATATACATTTCCATATCGCGTTGCTTCCATTCTGCCTTATATGCATCCACATAAGGCTTAAGCAACTCTGGATTCATCATATCTATATCATCAACGGAAAATCCGTAGCCTTTCGTTACCACAAGGTAAAACGGACGGATTTCCGCAACGTAATATTCCCATGTTAGTTCTTGGCTTTCGCTTTGGATGAGGTCTTTTTCTTCTCCTGCTCCTGCTCCTGCTTCTGCGCTTTCTCTATCGACTCCATCATCTGTGCTAAAAAACCGTTTGTCATCATTTCCTCCTGCATATCAGCGAATAAATCCATGCAGTTAATCTCGTTTGTATCAATCGCATCATAGAGAATGTCGGACACCTTCTCAAGCTGCTCATCGTAGCCTTCGTTTGTTTTGTAATCATATCCAAATTCTTCATTGTGATGCATCTGCAATCCCACAAGAAGCGTCTTAGGAAGTGTTTCAAGAAGAATATCTTCCATAGAGGAAATATCTTCCATGTCCTGTGTCTTCATAATATCCTGTAAGATATGTGATTTTAACGATGGTCTTGTTGCAAACTGAATTGTATATTCTTTTCCACCTAATTTAACTTTCATGTTTTACCTTGCCTTTCTGTCTTATATTGGCAAGGGGCAGTGTTGCCACCGCCCCATTGTTGCTTATCTCATTGCTTCAAGTTCTGCTATCGACCGTTCATCCTCGCCTACCGGTGCGGTCGATTGCTCGTCCGACAGGCTTTTTACCCCACCACTGTTACAGTGAATGTTCCATCGTTGTTATCAACGACAGTCAGCTTATCTGTAACAAGCTCTGATGCTGTACTTGGAATAACTGTTACCGTCATTTCAAGGATTTCATCGTTTCCACCTACATCGTTTGGTGTAGCCGTTGCGGTTCCTACATATGCGTACTTCGCTACACCGCCAATACCGTCCGTTCCGTACAGATGGATAATATCAAGTTTTTTATCTCCATATCCATCCACCTTTGAAAGATATTCTTTTTCAAGGTTTCCTGTGATTTCTCTTGAATCAGAAGTCTTAATTCCTTTTTCAAAGGTCTGCTGATCATCCTCCATTGTGGTTGACTCAACCGTGTTTGGCGGTGATGCAGGGCTTGGAACTGACTTAGCCGCAACCAAAAGATTATATGTTCCTGCAAAGTCAGCCTGTTTTTCCGTGTGCTCTTTTACAATGACACGCGTTCTATAACTTGTTGATGCCATGATTTCCTACTTCCTTTCTGCTTATAGCTGATCTAAATGCTCAACGTTTCCAATTACGCGAGTTGCGCGGAATGTAGCCGTTCGCACTTGCTTGGAAATTGTTGTGATTACATTTGATACTTCAAAACTTTGTTGTTTAAAAAAAGACACCGCATATGCTGCGATGTCCTTAGTTGCTTTTCTTGAACCTTTGTTTGTAATTGTGATCTGAAATGTTGGGCGAATTGCATTGATTGTCTTTGCTTCATTAGTTCGTCCGGCTTCTGTCACACCGATTTGTCTGACTAAAAGCGTAGGAAATGTTGCGGTGCCGCCCGATTCTTCATCTTGCGTCACTTTAATTCCTTTTACCTTGCTTTCCATGTACGATTTCAAAAGGGAACATAAGGTATCTTCAAAATCAAGTGCCCAACTATTTAACTCATTTTCCACCGAATACCTCCCTTGCAATCTTTACATACTGTTGAATAATCTGTTGTTCCGCATTATACATAGGCATTGTGGCTTTGATACCGTGGGTATAACGCCATGTTTCGGTCTTATCATCCCAATAGTACCAACCATCTTCAAAAGCGTGTATTTGCCCCGGATACGTTCCGACACCGAATCCAAGTTCCGGTGCTTTCGGGTTCTCTTTGGAGTTATAAAAAATACCGGCTCCAAACTCTACCGCCAACAAAGTATAGAACGGTTCCCTATCTTCTGATGTTACCGTTTTTCCGGTCGCAATCAGAATCGCATTTGAGGTCATTAACTGTGGTGCTTTATCTACCCTTACCGTTATCGTGTTTCCTATTGGAGATTTCGATATTTGTTTTATTGCCACCGTCTGACCTTCCTGTGCAAGCCTAGAAACAAGCAAATCGCACTTAGCCTGTAAACTATCGCGGTACTGTTCTAATTTCTTTATAGCGTCTTGTATGGACTTAGTGGATAGTGTCATTGAAATAGGTTTCTTTTTCATGCAATCACCTACTTAATATTCTTCCGAAGAAGAAACAAATCCGTTGTCAGTCCTTCATCAGCAACGCCTTTTACGATGTAATCTGCGGTTTCTGAATCCACAAGTCCATCATCAGTGCGTTTGACTTCCGAACGTTTCCACACCACATCACCGGCTTTCAGTGGCAAATATCCTTTATCCGTGACAAGCTGACAGTATGATGTACTATCATCAATTCCGAATTCTTTCACAAGGGCTTCTGACAACTTATTGCTGATATTGGCTTTGAATGTCGTAGGTTCTGAAAACCCTTCAACTTCCTCGCCTTTTGGAATCTTGTTGCCTTCGGAATCTAAATAAGGTACAAAGTTCCCATCGGAATCCTTGTACCCTTCATAGACAATATCTCCATTTTCGTCAGTTTGTGGGATGAATACCCTCTGACCGGATTGCGAATATTTCATTTCCTGCTTGTTAATGTCAAGCATTGGTGTTTTCCTCTGGGATTCCGGCAACACTTGTCAGAAGCGATAACACCCCGGCAAGTACTGATGCAGAAAGAACATATTTCCAATCCACCGCACCCATAAATGCCGCCGTTCCAATTCCAGCAACCGCCGCCTGTGCAACAGTCTTGATTGCTCTGATTCCGGCTTTCTTAGTCCAATCCTTCCAATTCCTCATTGCTTTTATCTCCTTTCCCTATATGAATCTCTTCAATCTCATGTTTCATTTTTGTAACCATTCCATTTCCACCTAACGCATGGTACGCATCATACATCTCACAGAAGTTCTGATAGGCATATGACGGTATTTCTCCGATTCTGGTGTACTTTGCATGGTATTCAATAAGTTGGACGCGCAAAAGGAGCATTGTTCCTTTGCTGTTCGCATCCCTACTTTTCTTTTGTTGCTTAAGAAGCCAAACTATATACCCAAGCACTATCGGAAGTGCCACAAGATAAGTTTGAATCAAAATACTTTTCATTTGAATCTCCTTTTGACGCACTGCCCACCACCGCTTAATGTGCGCCGCCTGCAACCATAATGGTCACGCTCAATCTTCTTTAATTACATTGCTTTTACAAACGGAAACACTCCAACAAAAAGGCTTTCACGGTCTTTCCATGTACGGCTCACACCGTTTTCGGAGAAACTTGCCATGTATGCTTCTCCTGCCTGTGACCGGTCGTACACTGCCAAATTGACCATAATGTTTTCATAGTTCTTAACATCACTGTCAATCTGGTCTTGCGTGTATGTGTCCGGATAGTTCCGTCTGCTGATAATCTCTTTTCTTGCCTGCTCTAAAAGCTGTTCAATCAAAGGGTTACACTCTTTTTCATCAAACACAACTTTATCGGACTTCTCTCCGGTCGCTTCGTCCTCTACCTCTTCTATATGAAATTGTTTTAAACGAATCTTTACCTGTTCGACAAGCGTGTATGACATAAGCGATCTCCTCCTACAACTTTACACCTTCCATAACTGCTCTTGCTTCAAGGACTGCAATATAGTCAGTCATTGCCTTAATCTGCATATTGTAAGTGCTTCTAGGACATGTAGGTTCAAAATCAAGTTTTCCAGAATCCCACTTTTCAAGCATAGCCTTTAATTTCTGATAGCGAATAACAACCTGCTGATATTCCGCTCTAAAACGTTCCTTATAATCGGAACTATTCATCATTTCAACTGTATCTTTTAATTCCATGAAACTAACCTCCTACAGATTAAATTTTGCAATCAGAATTTCTTTCAGTTCCGCACCGCTTGTCGCTTGTGCGTTTTCAATCCCCTGCTCTGTGGCAAGTTTTTGCAAGTCTGCGGTACTCATTCTGTTGATTTCGGTCTTTGTATAAGTGATAGGGTTTTCAGGTGGATTCATAAAATCAGAAGGTACCTGAGATTTTTCATCCGGTACTTCCTCTCCTGGCATATACCACTTGCCCTTATATTTTGTTTTGCACTCGTAAACCAAAGGATCACCTCCTAATAGCACTTAATGACATAGGTGCTATCCATTCTCTCATAAGACGGAAGTACGATTTCGGAAACCGTTGTCTTAGTCTGTACAGGATCTTCCGATACAGAAATTGCAACAGCAACGCCTGTGTTTACGATAGAAACATCTGCTGTAGGCTTTCCGATAAGTGTACGCTCTTCCGGTGTCGTACCGTACCAAGTATTTCCAAGTGCTCCGCTTGGGATAAGCGTTGCAAATCCGTCCGGGTAAAACTTAGATGCCGTACCAGCTTCATTCTTGTACTGCTTAGAGTAAACAATAATGCTGATTCCGAGTTCGTTGGAGAATACCTCTTTAACACGGTTGTCGTTCATAAAGATGTTTGCCGTGGCATTCTGCGCAAGAATGGCGGAACGAATCTTCTTATTTTGCTTAAGATGATCCATAGTCTTACGAGAAACAATCATAATAGAAGGTCTCTCTCCTGTTTCTGCTTCGACTGCATCAAGGGCAACAGAAACATCGTCAAGCGGATCAGAATTTTCGTGATCATCCCACTTATCTGTTGCAGTCTCAAGATTTGCAAAGTTGTGGGTCTTGTATGTGTTGCTCGGATCGTAGTTATAAGCGTAAGTTACGCCGTTTGCCTGAATGGAAATCTTTGGAGATCCATCGGACGGTGCGAGTAACTGCATAATCATGCGCTCTGGGACAACGTTTGCTCCATCGATCAGAGTATTTGCATCATCAAAGATTCTGCTTAATACATCTGCTGCATATGGATCAGAGCTATCCTGTGCTCGCATGATTTCCTGCTCGTCAGCTTCCTTAATGAGCATAGACTCACGGAAGAAAGCCATCTCTGTTTCTGTGAGTTTGAATCCCTCACGGCTTCTTAATGTTGACACTGCATCAAAATTTGATGGTGCAAGAGAAACCGGAAGCCCCTTGGAGGTCTTAATCCATTTCAGATCAAGTCCCATTTTCTTCTTAGCCGGAAATAATCCCGAACCAAGATACGCAATTTTATTGCTTGCTACCTCTGTGTTTACAAGCGCGATTGCTTTTGCGCTATACGCATCTCTAATGTTCATTCTGTATTACCTCCTATTCAAATACGATTAACGGAAGGGCTGTCTTAACCGCCTCTGCGACAGCTTCTCCTGTGCTTGTCTGAATGTTTGCAGAATTTACAACTCCAAACGCTCTAAGGATTGTTCCGTTAGGGTTCTCATCCTTATAAACATCTGTAAGTAAAATTCCGATTGGCTTTGTTTCTTTATCAACTTTGCCATCTGCGGCGATTGGGCTTCCTGCCTTGCACACGCCTTCTGTGAATGCGGTATCATCAAGTTTGATTTCCTCGAACAGTTCTCCGCCTAATTTTCTTTTCAGAATTTCAAGCTGAGTTGTTACGCTTTTTTCAGTAAACTTCATCTTTAAAACCTCCTTACGATAAATAACTGTCTACTACCGACTTAGCCGTCTGATTCGTTTCAGCTAAAGTCTTTCCGATCGACTCTGCGGCTTTTTCCGCTTCTGTCTTTTTGTTGTCTTTATTTCCGCCAGCCGTTCCACCGCCCGGATTCGTACTGCCATTTGCAATCTCCTGCTCCTTGGCTTGCGCTGCGGCGGTCTCTTTTTCGGACATAATTTTTCCAAGTTCGGCTGTATCAAAGCTGCCATCGTCTTTTACAATTGCTTTTGCCTGTTCTGCGGTTACTTTGAAATCGGTCATAGCCTTTTCACGCAAATCTCTAACAGCATTATTTTTCTGCAATTCTGCAATTTGCTGATTAGCTGTGTCTAATGCCTTATTTGCCTTTTCAAGCTCCGTCAGATTTCCAGCCTGCAATTCATCAAGCTGTTTCTGTAAACCATCTGCTGTGTCAGCTTTAGCCTTGTAGCCATCGGCTCTGTCTTTCTCTTTCTTTGTTTCGCCATTGACTTGATTCAGATAATTGCTTACCTGTTCATCCGTAGGTTCTGCCACTCCGATAGCGATAAGGTTCTGTTTTGCCTGTTCTCTTGTCATGATTACCTCCGATTCACTACGCTTTTTTACGTTGGTTGCTCAACTTGTGATTTCTCCTATTTCACGCATAGGTGCAAAATTTATAAAATAAAAACAGCCGCCGATTACTCGGTGACTGTCTTATCTTCAAATTTATTATTTTGTTTTATGCCACTTGTCGGCACCAGTTGGGGTTTCTAAAGCTCTTTCTGTTGACCACCCTCGTTTTATTCTTGAATATAATACTTTAGGGTCAAATCCTAGATGCTTCGCCCATTCAGAAACTGTTTTTGTTTCTCCTTTGTATGTCAAATACCTCTTACCTGCGTTTGAATTTTTCTTTACTTCGGTAGTCAGTGCCTTTTCTGCTGAATACCCGTTATTCAATCTCCAACGAATGGTTGATTCTGATATTCCTACTTCATCTGCCCATTCTTGTAAGCATTTTGTCTTTCCTTGATATTCAAGAAAGATAGTATTTGTTCTATTATTAGCTTGGATTTTTGCATCTGTAAATCTGCAATTATTTGGCTCATAATTACCATTTACATCTATCCGGTCAATACTTTGTTCTTTTTGGCGTTTATTTTCATCAAAACCATTTTCGTAAGCCCATTTCGCAAAGTTCCTCGCCCCGTCTTTCCCTAACCATTCCTCGCATACTTTAATCCCTCTCCCACCGTATTTCTCATACTTCCCATCATTAGGATTGTAGCACCTTGCTTTCATGCTTTCCCAAGTTTTATAAACTCTTTTACCTGTCAACCCATGTGTAACATGTCTTGCCATTTTCTTATCTGGCATATAATCATCTCCTTTACATGTATTATATCATAGTTGCTAGCAACTTGCAAGTTACTTGACAATTACTTGATGGTAATTTATACTACACAAAAAGAGGTGATAATATGCCGCAAGGAAAAATTTCAGAAAGTAAAGTTAAAACTACAATTGTTATGGAAAAGAAGCTTAAATCTTCTCTTGAGATTATTGCAAAAGAAGAAATTCGCTCTCTTAACAATCTCATGGTTAGTATTTTAACTGATTATGTAAAAACAAGAACCGATAGGAATTAGCTTGTCGGTTCTTGTTTTTTTGTATTCTCATTTTCTTTTTTTACCATATCTACTGTTTTATACAAAACATCGAAATATGGCTTTGATTGTATAAATACTTTTTCGGCATCTCCCCATAATCCACAAGTAGATACTGCTATTCTTGGATTTATTCCAGCTTTTAACATTTGATCGAGTGCTTGCGTTTTTGTATATAAATTATCAAGAGGACTATGGTTGATTTGAACATCAAAATCTCTTGCCGTAAGCCCTAAATCATGGTCTTTAATTCTTATTACGTTTAATATTACTTTAGCCAATCTCTTTTCCGATGTTTTTATTATCGGGTCTTTTTGTTTAGCCCTGGTTTTAGAGAAGTCCCATCCTGCCCTTAAAGATACCGCCCCCTGTGTATCACCACCAGAATTTTGCGATTCTCTTGTCGGTATAGCAAGAATGGACTGCGCATTATCCCATAAATCATCCTTAGCGACTTGGCACTCTGTCTGGTTCAGCTCTTGTGTCATAATGTCAACATCTGATTTATTCTGCTCATTGTTGGATTTTACGGTCAGCGCATGGGAAATCTTCATTTTTTCAAAGGTTTCCGGGTCAATGTCGCAATTTACAAACTTTATCCAAAACTGAACAAACTGCTCAACGCCATCCATTCGGTTTGACTGCATTGTATTGATTGCATCTAATAGTCCGATCACAAGCTCAATATCAGAAATGCGCTCATGGTTGTTTGGAAACTCAACAATAGGGATTCCACCAAAGCCATGCAGCTTCCAATCTCGAACCTCTCCGTTTACAATCTTGCATTCGTAAGAGTCTGTATAACAGAGTTTATACATCTGTCCATTGGCATCTTTAAGCTCTTGGATTGCTAAAAGTGGTTCTTCTGTGGATTGGTTATAAATAACAAATGTATTCATTGGTGTTGGTGCAACAATTCTAAATGGTATATCTCCATTTTTTGTAATCTGTACCGCCTTAAATGACGTTCCGGTTGCTGATTGCCACTCCCCTGCCTTAATGTCCTTTTCCTGCTTATTGGCATCGGTCAGATAATCGTTAAATTCATCAACCGCATTGTTTATACGGTCATCGTCTTTCCTACTGATAAGCTGAATTGGCTCACCGTAAGTCTGACCAACCTTGAATTGAACAATCTCATAGGCATGGTTTTCAGGCACCTTATTGGTTATATCCGCATTCTGTACCTTTGTTCGGTACAATACAGGCTGATCGCCCTTGTAATAGTTCCACAGATAACGGATGATCGTCTTGTTGAAATAAAATGCACCAATGCAGTTTCCGACAACATTCACGATATTGTCTGCCGTAATCTGTTCTACGTTAGCATATGCAATTTTTCTTCCGTATCTGCCTTTTACAAGGTCATGAAAATACTGTGTATTCATATAAATAAAACTCCACTACTGCAAGCGCGTTTCGGTATTGGCTTCGTTTCAATTTTGCCTGTTGCCACGCGATAAATCACAATATGATTGCATTTTTTACATTTACACGGATGATCTATCGTAGATCTCCCATCATAATGTCCGGCAATTCTTCCACAATCCGGGCAATATATAGTTACTTTTTTCATAGCAACCTCTTTCTTGTAAATAAAAAACACCGCCATTTCTGACAGTGTCTTTTACGGGTTATATGCTTTTGGGGTTGTAGGATTTTGTTTTTTCTACTCTTTTAGTATACCATGCAAGTTTTAGGAAATGTTGTGAAAGAGTGTGAACTATTGTGCACTTTTATGCACTCTTTTCAGAGTAAAGCTGTCCATAACGTCTTTCAAACTCCTGCAATGCTCTTTTCCTGAGTTTCATAATGTTCCTGTAGGAATATTTCATCTCAACGGAAATCAGGTTCCAATCTTTTCCATTGACGTAATGTGATGAAAGCACGATATATACATCTGTATTATCCATACTGTCAATTTGCGATATGATAATCCGTCTTTTATCAACCAATTCATCTACAAGCGTCTGAATCTCATTCTGCAGATCAACAATCTTCGATACCGCGCTCCCCATTTTGTCGGGATTGCCGGATGATTGCACATCCACCTCTTTTGGGGAAATGGATATGGAAGTTGCCATATCAGATAGCTTCTTAATTTCTTCCAGCTTATTTGCAATCGCATGGTCAATTCTGCTTATCTGTGAAAGATATTTGTCTGTTGTCATATCCTAATACCTCCTAAATGGGTGTACTGCCGCTTCTACCTTTGCGGTATTGTTTGGGTTTTCTATAAACATTTCAAGCTGAGTTAAACCGTCTGCTGCATCGTCGTGGTCATTACCGCCAATACTTACAAACATAGAGAGTTCATCCATAGCCGCTTGATATTCGTCATTTCTGTAATATCTTGTTACTCCAAGATCTGAATCTTTCTTCATTTGTTCCTGCGTAGGTCGGTGCGTATCAAGAAATATGAATTTTCTCTTAACATCACCGGAATATGCTATGATCTTCGATAACTTTTCAACATTGTTTGGTGCTTTTCTGCTTGTGCACGAGCATTTATAGTCCTGCGCCTGCAACTTTTCATCTACATATTTGCAATACAGATCTCCTCCGGTATTGCCCTCAAATCTTGTCTGCCGAATCTCATTCCCGATAATTCGTCCGACAACAAGAGGGATTGTTACCTCTTTCGGGCCTTTGTTGAATACCCAATCGTAAATATAAACATCTCCGTTTTCATATTCTGCCCCAATAGGCATTGACAAGCTATCGCCACCGCCCCAGGCAACATCCACAACTCCGATGCGTCGGAAATCTCCGTCCGGTAGGATTCCGTTAAATAGTCTCAAATCTGTATAAAGCAATCCCTCACGGACATATGGTTGCTGCATAAACTTAGCCATCCATTCGGCATTGTCAAGCTTATCTCGCATATCTCGATAGTATTCCGTGGAAAATCCGTTTATTTCATATGCGAAATTGCTTTCGTCATTTTCATTAAGTGCCGGAATCTTACGGAATCGGTATTGTGGATCATGCTCATATTGTTTTCTCATGCGCTCCAATGGATCTAAAACATTCCAAAGAGTACCAACCATCAATTCCCTTGCACCATCATTTTTACGGTCAACCATCTTGTTTAGGTACTCTTGGTATGTGTTTTCCATTCGAGTAGGGCTTAATGAATGCTCTCGATCACGAACCAAGTCATCGACATATAAATATCCATCTTTTGAAACATCGACCGCTCCTGTCCATGTTCCATCAATACCACGGCACGTTACTGTTGCGAATCTGTCCGGATCTCCAAGTGTAATTGTAAATTCGTCCGCGCTTTTGTCTGTCGGAAGCGTTGTGTTTGCGTATTCCGGATGCCAATAAGCAAAAAGTTCAGCAAACGTATATTCTTCCGTGGTAAAAAGATTCATCAGTTCTTTGTAAAATCCTTTTGCCAAAATACCAGAGTGACCACCCATTGCACTATGGCTGTTCGGTCTGCGCAAAGCCACCCACGCAAGGAAGAAAATACAGATAGTCGATTTGCCGACACGCGATGGCATTGACAATCCGTAAAATTTAATCTTCCGGTTTTCCAAATCTTCAAGATCTTGGGCAACTATATTCAGCGTCTTGCGGCGTGGATAATAAAACCGTTTACTCCAATTTCTTTTGCGCTCCATAAAGTAGATGAAGCTTTCGAAACGATAAAAGCTTTCTAACCGCAAGACTTCATAGAACTGATCCACAAGTTTGTATCCGCCTTTAATGTCGTGATTCTGCGCATATCGTTCAAGTTCCCATATGCTACCGCCCGCATTTTTCTGCGTATATTCGTTGATTAAAGCCTTTGTTCTTTCGGTTATAGTCAATCCGTAGTCAACGTCTTTTTCCGTCCGAATCGCCACATTGCACGCTTTTAAAAGGGCATCTATTACCTGTTCATCAACGCCTTTTCTCTGTATGTAGTTTTCATATCCATTTACTGCATTGATTAACTGCCTTGAAGCCAAATAAAAAGCACCTCCGCAAAAGCAGAAGTGCCTTGACTTCTGCCTATAACTGTTTTAGGGTAGCGACTACAATCAATCTGTAGCCGGTAATATGCGTAGTCAGTAGTAAAAGCTATTCTTAGCACACCAATATTGTACGCACCTCTTAGTGTTTCGGAAATTATTTAAAGACTATTTTCTTGGTCTGATTATCTCTCTAATTCATCAATTCTGTTTTCAAGTACATTTATGTATTCTCTCATTTTCTTATCACCCGAAGGAAACTTCGGTTTCTTTTGCTTACTTTTTATCTGTAATCTCAAATGGTACAATCGACTCTGGAATATAATTAACCTCATACTTGTACTTATTCACTTCAGCACCACCTAAATCCTCAATGACATACATCGTATCTTCATTTAGTCCAATAATATGTCTCTTATATGTACCATCTTCCATCTCTACAACAAGTGTCACCTGATCATCTGTTGCATCCTCTCTACTAAATGCACCAATCATTTCAAACTCAACCTTATCAGTACGAGTGTTGATTACTGCAAATCTTCTAAGAACATTAAAGTTCTCAGCTTCCTGTTTCATATTATATGTAACCTTTTTTGATTCAGTTTCGAAAGCACATCCAGTTAATGATGTTGCTACCATTCCAACTGCCAACATTACTACTAAAATTTTCTTCTTCATATGATTTATTCTCCTTTAAACTTGATGCCATTGCTTTTCATTGTACTTAATAATTCTTCTAATGTTCTCCTTCCAATATCTTTCCAACGAATGATGTCATCGGGTGTGTAATTACTCATATCTTCAATGGCTTCAATTCCGTGTTTGTGTAAAATTGCGTATAATCTAACCGAAATATTCATCTCTGATATTTTCATAATCTCGCCCCCTCAACAATTTATTTTTATACCCTCTGTTAATATCGCAGTCTTATCCTCATTCAGAATTGCATTTCCGTTTTCATCCGTTTTATGCCATCGTGCATCAACTTTAATCATTGGACTTTGCTTTGCATGAGCGATAAAATGCAACTCCATGTCCGTGCAGCTTACTTTTTTGCCGTCAATAAACACTTGTGCGGTTTTGCCATCGGATTTTATCATAATTTTTTCTTCTTCTGGCTCAAATGGTTCGCATTTATACATAGATTTCCAAGAATCTTCATACCACCTATCCATCTCTCCAATAACGGAATTTGCATAATATGTCGGCTTGCTCATAGTTTTTGTTCGGCTACATAAAACTTCTTGATAATTCTGGATAATAAACTCACATTCAGCACCGTTATATTTATAATCTTTATAAAACTGATAAAAAGATTTCAAATTTTTGATAAAATCAACTAGTGTTTTCATTTCCAATGCACCTTGAACCCTTTCTTCTTATACTCCTCTACGGCTTTTTTAAGGCTCATATCGTCATCATACTTTTCATTCAGCATAATCACTATATTGCCTTTTTCAATGCCGTATATGTTGCAATTTGCAAGTTTCTTAGCCGTTCCAAGGATAGCTTTTACCTGCTTACGGCTCATTTCATAGGTTTTGGTTCCCATATTAACAGTCATTTCTCATAAACCTCTAATCATTCCTAGCAGCCCTACACACACGAGTATTGCATCTCCTCGAATATCTAATATGCATTACAGAATCATGCACAAGGTCTGGCATATACCCTCTTTCTAAAATAGTTTTTGATATTCCTCTTGCTTGCTTGATGCTATTGAGTAATGGCATGTTTAAATCTTTTCTAAAGTGCTTAAAGTACGAAAAGAACCATTCTCTTTGTGCATATTTTATATTGTGCCTTATTCTGCTATCTAATTGCAGACAATGAAGAATTTCTTTAATTCTGATCATTTCTCATAAACTCCTTAAAATCTTCCATACATTTATAACACAAGTCGTATGTGGTATTTAAAATGCCATTCCTTGTAATGGAATTTCCACAAAGTATTCCTTTTTTAATTTCCGCACCACAACGATCACAAGTACACCATTCTTTTTGATGTTTCATATAAATCCCTCACTTATCACATTCGATTCCCGGAATGAATGTTCTTTTACCCATACAAGCATCTTCAAAAGTCGTAGTTTCTATTGAACATCCGCAACTAACCGGGTCTAATGGACAATTTTCATGATTAATACATGTGCATAAAATTTCTTTTTCCTGCTTCATCATTTCACCAACTTTCAAAATAACCCTAGCATGCATAAAATATCAAGTTCCGATATTTCTTTTGCACCCTCTCTTGTGTGCGCAAGAATTTCTTCCGTCGAGCATTTTTCCATATCGTTGCACTTACTCTTATCAAAATTTCTCAAAAAACAGTAATGTAGACAATACCCATATCCGACTCCAAGTAGAGTACCATGAATACTTTTACAGACAACATTGTAATTTTCTGTTTTTAAAATATCATGTTCTCCATCTAAGAAACATTCTTTTCCGTTGTTGTCCATTTTCTCTTTGAGATATTCAAGAAAAATTCTCATTTCTTTTTCTGAATCGGAAATGCACAAAATAGAATCCTTCTCTCTATCATCAATTATTTGTTTCGATTCATTATCACAAAATTCACACATTCTTCCACCCCTCCCCTTTATTAAATACCACGTTTTCAAATATTGCCGTTTCCACCTTCTCTGGCTGACTTTCTGGAACATTCCTTGCCGGAATCTGTTTAAATAGAATTTTGCAATAAGGACAGTTATCAACTTCGGAATCAGGTATCAGCATTCCACAGCGAAAGCAACTTGTCATAATTCACACCCCAATCATAGCAAAAATCGGAATCCTCGTGAGATTCCGTGTCTTTCGTTTGATATAAATATTCCAAAATGTTTTTTATCATCGAATAGCGACACAGGGAATCGAACCCTGTCAGCCAAAACCATGCCAACCGCTTTCAAATCTGCAATTTCTAATCACGGAAGGGTTTTCTGTTACCAATTATACCGCTACCATCCATAAGTCTCCCATCGACCGGAACTATTGCAGTAGCACCCGACTAAGTGGAGATAAGGATAAACGCAGATATTCGGACTCGAACCGAAACACCGTTTTCGGCTACTGACTGTTTAGCAAACAGTTTCCTTACCAGTTAGGATTATATCTGCACGCGCCGGGCATGGAAGTTCCCTACCCGAACCATTCCTTGCGTTTCAGAATGGCACGGTGCTACTAACACCGCTCAATGGCTTGTGGCGGTATCGAGCCGCCCTATACAGATTTTCAGTCTGTCGCTAATCCATCTCAGCTAACAAGCCATGTCGTGTAGTTTCCGTTTTTCCTTGCTCCACACTACACTAAGTGCAAGGTTCTTTTAGTCAGCGGTTACCGCCATCTTTTGAATGACAACCGCTCAATCCAGTTACCTGTGCTAAGTTTAACCGGTATATTGATTAGCACCTGCATTTCTGTAATAAACACACTAGGGGTGTACTGGCAACATCACCTGTGGGGATTACAGGAATCGAACCCGCGACAACCCGGATATAAGCCGTGTCTTCTGCCACTGAATTAAATCCCCATAACCGCCATCAGACGGTTAGCAATAATGTTTATCGTGCTATGCCTTGCACTATCCGGTTTACAGCATTTCACCGGCAACTCAATGTTACCATGCAAGCCTATTTCCATGGTTCTACTCCGAATTAAATTATTGCAGAGCAATAGACAAGCATCGTATTTCAGCCAAAACATAGACCGCCTGCAAGCAGACAGCATAATTTGACCGAGTAGGTGGGTGAGGATTTGAACCTCACATAATCGGATTCTGAAAAGGTGTTGTTGCTGATTACGGATGATTTTCCGCCTATCACTTGGCAACACTCTTACCGATCAGCTTCTTTGCTTGCATTTCGTTCTGCCACCACCTAACTTCTTAAGGGGAATTACATTTTCACAGCTCGGACACCGTGGGATAGATGCCCGAACCATGATTGACTGCTATATGGATTGCACGTCTGCAAATTACAAAGCAGATACCGCTCAACACCATATAGTCTTACGCCAAGATGCCGCCCTCTGCGACAAATACCACCGGACGGTCTCGCACCGTACTTAACAGAATCGTCCTAGTGGCGAAAGGAGGAACCCAAATGCTTGAATCACTCAACCAAGGGTTCAAGTACGTATGGAAAACATACGTGGCTACATGAAACGTCAGCATGTAACCGATTAGACTACCGGGATTCGAACCCGGAATGCAGGAATCAAAATCCTGTGCCTTACCGTTTGGCGATAGCCCAATGTTGTTCCGTCCGCAAACATAATTCAAAGCCTAACGCCGATAGATCAATTATTCAGCCAGAAACTATCGCTTGCGGACTTAAGCTATACCGGATGCTCCGATTTGTCGATCTGGTGCTCGGCGTCACTGTCCAGATTGAGTAAATCTCCGGTGCTGTCCGGTTCCTTTGATTTTGTTATATGTATTCTTTCGACCACGCTCAAAATTGGCGGCAGAAAGTAAATACCAAATATTGGATCATAAATTGTCATATTGTTATCTCCAAATGACCATAATATTCATTGCAAAAATCGAATATGAAAGCAAATACCCCATTGCGTTTGAATTGTCTGTCTGCTTTACTTGTTGCATCATAAGGCTAAGTATCGTAATGGCGTCTATCGCCGTAGCGATTATATTTAAAATCATATCAATATCCCCCATCATCAAAGCTGTGTTCCTGTTTGAATCGTTCCATTTCATTTACGCTCATGCCAAAAAGCCCAGCAGATTCATCAGAATTCGTATGTTTGAAGTATTCGCCCTGTTGTGGAAACATAAACCGGAACATGGCATAGTTTGCAACATCACACAGATATTCAAGATTCCCGGTCTCTTCAAACTTGGCAAGGCACATTTTCAAACTTTCGATTGCATTAACATTTCCGGTGGAAAAGTTTATTCTTGCCGGTCCGTATTTGTAATACGACTGTTCAATCAATCCTTTGCGTTTTTCATCAAAGGTTTCGGAATACTCGGTTTTCATCAATGTTTCATTCATTGTTTGAATCCTCATTGTAAAGTCTCAATGTACCGTCTGCATTATACATTGGAGTAACTCCGCCCCTGTATGCCCTACAATACATAACCTTTGTGTCCTTATCGTAAAAAATCTCATACTCTGTGTCTTCGCCTATTGTTTCAAGAATGTGTTCTTCAGCACTATTACGGCAGTTATTTGAACTGCATCCAACAACACCTAACGCGATTGGCATACAAAGGATAATTGCTAATACTCTTTTCTTCATTTCAGTTTTCCCCGTTTCTGTTCCCAGAAATCGCATGAATGGTCGTATTCAACGAAATCAGCTACGTAATCGCTTTCTTCGTTTGAACAAACATAACCGTTTGTCTTGACGCATAAGCCATATTTACAGGTGCCACAACATTCTTTACACTCTACCATTAAACATCACCTTCCGCTCTGTGGTTTGCTCTTTCAATGTCAAACCCTTCCGGATAACGTGCCTTAAGCTTGTCTACATTCATCTGCATGATCTCATCAAGGCTCCAGCCGAAGGATTCACAAAGCATTGCAAGATACCAACAAATATCGCCAGCTTCTTTCTTTGCGTGGTCAATATCAAGCTGTTTCTCATGGAAAATCCACTTTTTAATCATGTCGTTGAACTCTCCAACCTCGCCGGATAACCCCAAACAAGAATTGAAGATGCCGCCAAGGTCATAATCTTGCAACGCAGATGCGATATTGTTCTTTTTGCAAAATTTAAGCAAATCAAGTTTATCCGAAATTCTTTCTGTCGCCTTGCGATCATTTGTCCGCATGGCTAATGACTGATACTCATTTCCGGTCATATATCATTCTCCTGTCCGAAACACTCTTTTTATTTTTTAAAAATTTTTTTGGAAATTTAGTTGCGATTCGCAACGTGAAAGTGAATTGTTATAAATTTATTATAGCCTATTTACGGTGAAAGTCAATGGGTGTTGTAAGCGGCTTTTTATTTTTTGTAGGAATTTAAGGGACTTAGTAGCCGCTCGGTGGCCTTTCTGTCAGACCCCCTCCCCATCCTTTTTCTGCAAACATGGAAATATAAAATATTTTCCGTTTCGTTCTGTTGTCATTGTGTGAAAATCAAATTGTTTTAATACAATTCATGCCATACCCTTGCAACTATTCGCAAAACCTAACTTTTCCGAATAGTTCACGAATAGTTAAAACGCTACAACCCTTGATATTACTTCATTTGTGAATTGTAGAATAATCACGCACAATTTAAACCGTATTATTTGCAGCCACACCGACAAATTGTGTATCAATTGCGTGCAATTCTTGGCTCTTTTTCTCGTCCAGCCTTGGCAGTTCCTGCGCTGTTATTGCCCTTCTTTGGGTGGCATTATCTCCAATTCCCGGCTGATTCATGCCGAATTCGTTATTTCCCACGAACATAGTACCCACTGGGCTGTTGGAGTCATACGCTCTATCGAGTATACAATCCTTGCGAGATCGTTGTAATTTTTGCCAAATCTTAAAAGCCACCGAACTTGATTCCTCATCTTTCCACAGGTCAAACGTTGTAGTGGGTATATTACAAAAATAACTAAATGCTACTGTACTTACTAGCTTACTGTAGACATTGGATATATATATATAATAATCACAAAGCTTATATAATACCTCTCTGTCATATCTGTTACAGTTAGTCGGTATAGTTCCGTTGTTAAGAGGACTTAAACTCTTATCCTTTAATACTTTCGTATCCGGGAATAAATGCATACCAACGTACTGCATTACAGCTTTCCACTGTCTTTGTCCAGCTTTTAGTAAATCTTCGATGTGAAATTCTATACAAGCGTTGTCTATTAAATCTTGCACAGTTGATGTGTATATCTGTACTGTACCTAGATCCACTATAAGGCTTGTAAGATCTACACTCTCTACATCCTGCATATATTTCACACCTCCAATCTGTTTTTTATCTCTCTGCTTTTGGTATACACTATTTCCAGGTTTAAAGTCAAGCTTTATTTTTTACGGTGGTATTATATACTTACGCCGCGCGCGTATGCGGATATACACTTACAATAAACCTATAGGCTTTAGATACATTGTATTATTATTAATTTAAAAGATTAAGAAAAAGAGAGAGAAAGAGAAACATAGTTCTGAAAAAGCGACGTCAGACGATTGTGTAGCCTTATGTCAGACGATTGTCAGACGATTTTTACCAAAAACTGATACTATTCTATCATTTTTGGACTTGTCAAAGACATAATGAACCTAGCCTTGTTTATAAAAATTTAAGAAAAGTTTTATATGTTGTTTACAGTTTTTCGGAGATTTTGTAAGATATGCCCGGATGTGTTGTTGATTTTTGGACATGGCAAAAAAGAAAAGACAGCCGGAAAAGCTGCCCTTTGTTTGAAAATATTTACTTGCATTTTGTCCGATCTGATGATAGACTATAGATATGTCGCACGGCATGGATGCTTGCCGTTGTGGTGCCGCCAGCGATCCCGGCGACCACGGATTGAAACAATAGCCTTTTTAGTAAAAGAAAAACATTTAATTTATGTTTTTGTGTCGCGTGCAGTGGATGCTCTGCGCGTGGTATCTGGAGCAATTCCCCAGATACAAGGATTGAAATAATTATATTCTCAGTGATGAAAATGAGTGGGTCAGATTCTTAATCTTTCCCACTCGATTTCTTTTTTAATGTTTTCAGATTGTTTGTATGATACAGCCAAAATCTCCGGCGCGATATATATTTATCTCCTGTGCATTAATCCGGTATGTCAATTCATCGTCATCATAAATCTTGAGCCAGTGCTTAAAATCAGCGACTTTTTTATAATGTGCACCTATCTCCGCGTCCTCGTCAACGACGTATGCCATATAACTTCCGTCTTCGCCAAAATCAAGAGTGCTTGTTTTCAATCCGTTTTCGTCGCATCCAACAAGTATCAATGCCGCAATATCGCTTGCCCCTATAAACATTTTCTCGTACTCTTTGTAGTTCTTCATTATGTTTTCCTCTATTTCTGTTCTATTCGTTCTTCCTTGCTTCTATAATATTTCATTTTGCTTTTCCAGAAGAATTAGCAATGCATTCATTGTCATTTTCCGGATGTATTCATCATCCTGTAGTTCATTCTCTGTTATTGGCTGATCTTTATCAATAAAATCATAATTTGTATAAATCGTAACTCCTGAATTATCTTTGCACCAAACCGCTACGATCTTATCGCCGCCAAATTCTGCAATATCTTCCTTTAATTCTCCTATCAGTTTTGAGTGCTCAAAACTGATTTTTATTCCTTGTTTGTTTGTAAACGCCATATTTATAACCTCCTATTTTCCCATGCGCCTTAGTTGTCAATGGCTCTTGTTAAATATCCGTATATCTTAGTCTGCTCAAACTTTTCCACGCCCTTTCCGTTAAAGTGAGCCCCCACTTCTTTTTTCGCTTTCACCTCGCACCCTTTTTCATCGTCATAAAACCAAACGTAACAATTAGTTACCTTAATGCACTTTAGCGGTTCAATGCTTGGCGATGTTGCTGGTGCGTAATATTTCCCGATTTCAAATTTTTTCATGGCGTTTTCCTTTCCTTTCTTATGCGTTCTTTCCTGCCCCGTAGCACTCATGAAATGCATCTGTGAGCCTTCCAAGTTGTTCCGGTGTAAGTTCTTCTCTCAATTCTTCCGGAATCCACTTATACGATTCCCGGAATGTATCGCTGTTCCGTCCGATCTTGGATGATCTCTTGACCATTTCGAGCTTGTACATTTCGCCAAGCTCTTCTGCTGTGATCTCTCCGGCTTTTACAGCCTCGCGTCCTTCTCTTGTCAAAATCTCCATAGCCTTGTCTTTGCTAATTGTTCCGATTCCGTTAATTTTCATATCTCGTTTCTCCTTTCTGGTAAGTTACGTCAACCCAGCAGTGCCATTGACCGCACGGCAATTTGTCTTGCCAATCCGAAAAATTTCGGTTGTGCGGGCAGTCGGAGCACTTTCTGGAATTTTCCGGATTGCAATCAAAATCTTTGACTGCTTCGTTCTCTGCAACGTCCGGCTGACTCAACCGTTCTGCGGTTACCCAACCCAACCCCGCATAAAAATACAAGGTCATTCCGTTCTCCTTCTTCCTCTTCAGATTTTCTAATTTTAACATATGTCGTTCCCCTTTCGGCTCTGTGCTGTTTTCTTGATCTGACTATACTATAGCACACATATATCACTTTTACAAGTGATATTTTATTTTTTTTGCAATTTCTTTTTCAGTTCCAAATCTTCCGGACTCTCTACATATATAAAGATGTCTTTCGGCTGCATATCCAAAAGCAGACAAAGATTATTAATGCTCTTTGCATTTATA